CTCCTGATCCCCAAACTTCAAGCACGATCCCTTGTCTAGCACTTCGGGGTGCTCGCTGCCCTTCTTGTAGCAGGAGAACAGGATCACTCGCTTGCGACCAGGGTGCTGGCTGGGGATCCCGTCCACCTCGCCGTTCTCGTCAAGCGGTGCGGCCCAACCAGTGGTCAACAAGCCGAGTCCTTCGTACTTGACCATGATCGTCATGTCCAGCAGGCCGTACACATCCTCGCTCTTGGCGATCGGTACGAACCCATCGGGGGACAGTCCGAACAACTGCGCTTCCTGCGGTTCCGTGCCTTCCTCCATCATCTTGACGAATGCCTCCGCCAAATCCACTGCCTTCATTGTCTTTCTTTCCTTTCCTCCAGCCTGGTGGCTGAACGATCTAAACGGGGTTCACCAACTGCTTGATGTACAACTTGATGATCCCGACTGCTTCCTGGACTGGCACACCTTCCGCCATCAACTTGTCCAACTGATCCCGTGCCATCTCCGCCCACAACGGTGCCAACACCGCCTTGTCTTCCTGGGCTTGGTACAGGGCTTCTTTCATCTTGCTCACGCCGCCTCCTTGAACACGACCAACACTTGCTCTCCCTGCTGACGCTTGTGCGCAGCGATCATTTCCACGAACTGCTTGTTCTTGCTGTACACAACTGGGGTCAATCCGACTTCCAGCAGGTACCAGCCTTCAAAGCCCTGCATGCCCTCGCAATGCTCCGTCAGTACTGACACCATTCCTCCTTGGGGATCCCCAGTGCTGCGAGTCCTTCCTCAAACCCGTAGATCTTGCATCCACAGGCTCCGTACCAGACTTCCTCTGGACTCCAGTAGCCAATGATCACAAAGTCCCAACCGACGGTGCGCTCACCGCACAGTGGGCATGTGGTCTGGACCTTCTTGACCAGGTCCAACTCCTCAGACTGCGACAACTTCCTCTCCCTTCTTGAACCATCCGTAGTGGAACTCGCCCGACTCCGACAGGTAGCCGACTTCAATGCTTCCATCGCCGTAGAACAGCACATGCTTGGCAACGACTTCCTTGCCATCCACGCAAACGGTGTCTCCCGCCTGGACTCCTGCGAGGGCTGCTCGCTGGAACAACTCCTCCATTTCCAACTTCAACTGTGACTCCTTTCCCTTGATCACGGAGACGACCGTAATCAACTTGCGACATAAGTCAAGGGGGGGTTATGTGAAGTAGGTCACACTGCACCAATACAGGATCCTGGGGTACAGGTAGGCGACCTTTCTTGATGAACGCCTGCGGCCTTCTCCGTGCTGCGTCAATGGCTGCTTATGATCCCGTGTGCTACTTTGCGTACATGGCTGTCCGTCACTACACATTCAACCTCACCACTACTGCTCAGGAACTGGTCGGGCTGAACGACACCGAGAGCCAGCGTCGGGGGGTGACCATCATCTTCAATACAGACAAGCAGAACAACGATGTGGCGATGATCGGCGGCCCTGGCGTGACAAACACCAACTTCGGGATCCACTTGGACGCCGACGAGTCATACACTCTGTCGGGCGAGTACACCTGGAAGGACAAGTTCTACGGGATCGCAAAGACTACGACTGCGGTTCTGCATGTCTTAGTCATCGGGGGCTAAACCCTGGGATACAGGTACCCGAACCTGTCACCGTTTCAACTACGGCCTTCTCCGTACTGCGTCTCCGAGCGTCAACACTCCTGGTTGTCGGGATCTTCGTCTTCAGGGTCAACATTGTCGTTGCACCCGCAGTAGCAATCGTCGGGGCATGATCCCGATTCGTGCCGACAGTCTTCGCACCGATCGTCCGTGCAATAGTCGCACGGTCCGTTCTCCCAGTTCCAACCGACATTGCAGGTACAGCGACGCTTGCTCCACAAGTAGTCTTCGTACTCTTCGTCGCTCTCAAACCTGCGCTTCATGATCCCCTACTTATCAACCAACTGAACATCCGTCAAGTGCCAAGTCTCCTGGCTGTCTTCACAACTGCTTTCGTTGCGGCGGATCTTCTCTTCTGCTTCTTCTGGCGATGCCGCTTCAACTACATGCCAGTAGTGCTGCGTGACTTCAATCCAGGCTCCGTACTTTGGCATCAGTACAGCGTTCCGAGGACTTCGCCGTCTTGGTCCCTGAACACCAATGGGATCCCCGCCTTCCAGGGACCGTCCATGTCTTCAACGGCCCTTTCCTGGATCCAGTCAAACACCTGCTCCCAGGTCACATTTTCGCCGTCTTCCACCAACTGGGCGATCATGTCGGGCACACTGTACGCAACGGTTCTCGTGGCGGTGACAACAACGGAACTAAACCGTGGCTGATCTTGGCTGCTCACTGGTGTCCGCCCTGCAGATCCCACAACGCCGTTTGGATCGCTTCGGCTGCCATGTCTTCGCCCGAACCGCAGTTGTCTTCGGCTTGGGTCAACGCCTTGATCCACAGATCTTGGCTGACTTCTTCGTCGTCTGCGATCTCCCAACACTCCATCCAGTTGATGTACAGCGTGTCGGTCGGGGCGATGGTCTTCAACTGTTCAATCGCCTGGGCTACGGTCAGGATCACTTGCCGATCTCCGCCAGGTAGCGATCCAACGCCTTGCGAGCGATTGCCTTCTGCTGGTCCAGCGTGAGGATCGCATCAACGGAAGCCGTCTCGCCCTCAAACTCGCTGTACGCATCGTCGGTGCCGTTGCACACGGGGCAGATCAACTGGTTGCCGACCGTCCATCCGAGGCGTCCGATCCGTTCCCGCAGGTCTGTCGCCCACGGACCCGATTCTGTGTCTTTCCGCTTGCAGTGATCGCACTGCGCCTGGAACCTTCTCAACATGCCCATTTCTGGTTCTCCTTGTCTTGCTTGTCTTGACCGCCGTAGCGATACGACGGTTCTAGCACACACCTGTGTGCAAGATCGGGTATGCAGGTAGCCGAGCGTGATCCCCGACTCCTGCGGTGGCTGTACGCCATCATGCGACCAACTCCTTGACGGTGATCGTTTCTTTCGGATCTTCACTCATCACCCAGGCTCTGATCTTTGCCGCCACGGCGTCTGTCATGTTGTCGTACTGGCCGATCACCTTGTCCTTGATCGTTCCGTCTTGCATCTGCGCCTTGACAACTACTTGGTACTTCATCGTTTCTTCCCTCCGTTTCAGCGTAACCAACAACTACACCTTGGTCAAGCCGAGATCACTGCTAGTCCCAGAAGCCACTGCGACCCCCCGCCAACCACCTGGTCACCCAACGATCCATCTCTTCCGCCCCGTGAACTTCGTCGCCGCAGTCCTTGCACTCGGTCCAGGTGGCGTACCAACCATCTCCCGTGTACCGAGCGTTGCCCTCGCTGGGGGCTTTGCCGCAGTATCGGCAGTGCGTTGCGTTGTACTCCGAGCAGGAAGCACACAGCCCTTCCTCTGGAACCCAGTGCTTCTCCCACTCTTCTTCAGCGTCGCTTGCGAAAACGAACACCTTCTCGCACTGCGGACACTTCAACCGCTCTGTCTCCTCCATTGCCTTTCCTTTCCTCACGGCGAACCGTAACTTCTGTGATCACTATGGTCAAGTGATCGCTGGCGACTGTGACCTAGGGGAAGGTCACCGTGTACCGCCTCTTCTTGTGATTCTTGCTGATCTCGCCTGGCGTACACCAGCCGAAGTCATAGCCGAGTGCCTCCTTCCTGGCTGCCTCCGACCGTGCCCACTTGGCTGCAATCTCCGCCTCCTTGACGGTGCGGAATGTGTACCAAGCGACCTTGCACCCCGACATGTACGAGATTGGCTGGGGAACTCCTTCGTTCATGCCCTGCCAGTATGTCATCTGCTTGGTCACTGCTTTCACCCCCTTTCCTGGGTCTTGCTTGCTTGTTCGTGATCGCTGCGGCCCTTACGCCTCAACGATGGGCAGGCGGCTGAACGGTGTCAACTGCCCGACTGTCAGGTTGTACTTGATCACCTGATCTTCTGCGATCGGTGCCTTCGTCCCGTCTGGGAACAACACTGCTAGTTGCATGACCTTCTCCTTTCTGTCTTGCGTTCCGATGGATCACTGCGACCTCCCCTTACGGGAAGGTCACCTTGAACAACTCGCCGTCCTTGGCGACCGACCCTGGGCACTGGTACCCGAAGTCGTAGCCCATGCTGTCGTACCACACTGCCTGGTGATACGCCCACTGGGCTGCGATCTGGGCTTCCTCCATAGTGGCGTACCACCTCCAGGACACCTTGCATCCGCTTGCCGACTTGACTGCTTGCGGACAAGGCTCCAGCAGGGCAACTGCTGCTTCGTAAGCCAGACGCTCCTCCGATTTCTTCTGCTTGCTCATTTCACCTCCTTCCCTACCCCGAAAGCGTATCTGCCAACATTCTCCAGGTACAGGGGGGTTATGTGAAATAAGTCACACTAGCGTTCTACACCGATGCTGCATACGCCTAAACCGTTTGTTTAGCGTCCTAAACTTCTTGCTCCGTTCGTCTAGGAACTGCTGACTTGACAAATGTGGGTACAGGTAGCCCAAACAATCCGTTCGTCCGTTCTGCTCCGTGCGTTCTAGATCACAACGAACAGTTGTTCGCCTACTCCACCAGCGTCTTGGTGCGTAGCATGTCCCATTGCACCACGCAAATCAAGGTCCGATAGCAGAACCGACTGCACCACGCAAATCAGAACTTCCAAGGGTTGGTCTGGGTGATCGCAAGCGGAGCGACTGGCTCAATCGGACCTGCACCTGGTGGCTCATACAAAGCCAACAGCACTGCTTCGGCCCTGTCTGGCGAGGTGACTCCCCGCTTCTTCATGTCTTGCTTCTTTTCAATCATGATCCGACCCTGGCTGTCAGCCTTGTAGGACGGGGCTGCCAACTGCGCCATAGTCCTGCGGTCAATGTTCAACTTGACCTGCTGTCTACCCATGCTGTCGTACTGGCAGGCTAGACGCCCATTCCACCAAAGTTCTGCTCGCTGGTTCGTGAACTTGTCGCCCTGCCTCGCTCGCTCGGACACATTCACCCCAATGATCACGGACTTGTGCTTGCCTTCTTCGCCCCACCGCTTCAACAGGGACACAACGGCCCAACCCAGACCGATTTCGTCAATCTTGACCCTGACGGGATCCCCGATCCCCCTGGCAGCGTGTACCGACTCTGCTTCCAGGACTACATCCAACAGTCGCTTGGTGACATCAATGGCGTTCTCGTTCTTTTCGCCCGACGAGTTGTGCTTGATGGACACCTTGAAACCGTCCGCCCAAGCGATCACGAACTCATCACCACCGTCCGACGCCACATCTACTCCGAGACGGATCGTTTCGCCGCCTTCAGGATCTTCGTTCTGCATTGCCGACTCAACCCACCCCAAGGGGATCACTCGGCTGCCGCCCGAACGGGGGAACTTGGCGAGAACACGGGCTTCAACGAAGGGCGACTCAACACCAAACTCCGAGATCACATCGTCAACCCAAGTCTGGTCAACTAAATGCTCCGTGACCGAGTGGGGGGCTACAGCGGGTGGGCAAGCCTTGCATTCGCCTGCTTCTTCACCAGTGAAGTTCGGCGTGTCATACGCCGAGATCGGGATCACATTGTACAAGGGCGACCCACAGCACCTCTCAAACCAGGAGTCCTCCGATTCTGTCGGCGGGTTGCCGATCAACAACATGCGGGTGTTGCCGCCCGTCATCAGGGCTTCCAGGGCACGACCAACCGTGTCGTGTACACCGCCTGCTTCGTCAACGACAATCAACAGGTTCGGTGCGTGGATCCCCTGAACTGCCGCTTCGTCGGAGTTGCTGGCAAAGCCGTAGGACACCAGTTCGGTGCCGATCCGCCATTCCACCTGCATTACTTCTCCAGGCAGGTTATGGCGTACAGCGACTCTGCGAATGTGCGGCCAGAGAATGTTCCTGACTTGGCGGAAGGTGCTTGCCGTGGACACCGCCATTGCAGTGCCGATTTCGTGGCTGGACACCCACCAGGCGATCGCTCGGGCTGCGATGTGCGATTTGCCTGGGGCGTGACACGCTGGCACAACCGTGCGTTTGTGATCCCTGACGGACGCCAGGATTTCACGCTGCTTTGACCAGAGCGTCTCCTGCAGTCCTTCTTCCACAAACCTCACAGGATCGGTGCGGTACTTCCTCCAGGGGTTGTCCAACTGCTGCGCCAACAGGCCGTCCACATACTGCCGTTCTTCAGGGGACATGCGGGCGTAGATCGCCAACCGCTGCTCCTGACTTGCCGCCAAGATGCTCCTAACCAGCGTTGCCGACATGATCCCGTCTCAAACCGTCTGCTCCGTGCTTCTTAGAACTTCTAAACCGAGGTTCTGGGGGTACAAGGAAGCGATCTCACAGATCTTCCGACGCCCCAGTGTCTTTGAGGATCTGCGACACTTTCGCCTCCAACGCCGACACATCTACTTCAACAGCCCCGCCGTTCTTGCCCGTGACTTCCAACCTGCCTTGACGCCCCCACTTGCCTGGGTGGCTCCGTTCCAGGAACCATGCGGCTGCTTGCCAGGTGCCGTCCATTGCTGCTTTGCGGATCAGAGCAACGGCCCTGACTTCCGCCTGCGCTCTCGTCTTTTCTACTGCCTCGCAAAAGTCGCCGTAAGCCTTGTCGGGGTGATCCCCATCTTCCGACTCCAATGCTGCTCTACCACGGTCTAGCCAACGGTACAGCGTGGCAGGGTGGATCCCAGCGTACTGGGCTGCTGTTTCCAGGTAGTTCCCCGCTGCGAGTGCTTCTATGACTGCGTTCTGTACATCTGCTGTCAGTTTCGGTCTACGACCCATGTCAACCTTCCTTACAGTTGAGCATACTGTACACCACCAGGGTGCAGCGACTTAGTCGCCCCAGATCCCCAGGAACATGATCAGGGCGATCATCAACCCACAAACGACGCCTATGGCGAACTCAGCCAAGGAGCAGTCCCAAGATCACACCGCCGCAGAACCACACCCAAAACACGATCCAGTTCATTCTTCTCCCCTTATCGCCCGTTCAAACGATTGCAACGCACAGCCGTGACAAGTCGTCTTCTGGTCAATGTCCTTCAAGCATTCGTACAACGCCGTGGCGATCCCCTGCCATTTGACTGCGAGCAACTGTTCTCTGTGCGCCGCTTCGGACAGTCGCTCATTCATGGCTACCAACCTTTCAACGGTCGGGAACTCCAACTGTGGCTCCATGTGACCTCCGTCACTCATTTCGTTCCCACCCCTGGTTGCTGGCTCGCCAGCGTGTAGGCGAATCGTTTGCTTCCACCGCAAGGCGGTGCTCCTGGTCTTCGTACACACGGATCACATGCAGACACGGGTCAAACCCTTCTCCCCATTCGTCTACTTCGTCAGCCGTTAGCGGCAGCCCGTCATGCGAATAACACACAACTGGACCGCACCAACCTCTGTCCCAACCGAACTTGATCCAATCATCAAAGTCCCATTCTTTCGTTGCAAGACTCACTGCTTCCTTTCCTGCAACACGAACTCCTTGATCTGTTCCTTGATCCCGTCGGTTGCGTTCCAATCAGCATACATCACCACGGTGATCTCGGCAAGACTACTTGCGTCAGCAGTCACTGTGACCGACTTCACTTTACTGGGGTCCAGCCCCAGCGACTCGCTGAGTGTCCGACCGAACATGTAGCCCGAGATCGGAGACTTCCTGGCAGCCTTTGCCGCCTTGCGCTGTTCGTAGTCAACGACCGCCATCCACACAATGATCCCGATCGCCAGTCCGATGAAACACCAAGTGGCTGCTATTTCCCATTCCTTCATTGCTTGCTCCTATTGCTTGCTTCAATGACCGCACAACACTTGACACACAGCCGCCAGCCCTTGATCGCAGGACCGTTGAACCTGTGCTTGCATTCAGGCTTGTCCACCTAAACCTCCGTTGTGCGTACAGATCGTTCTAGCACACCAACATGCACCTCACGGTGTTGTATGCTGTCATCATGCTAATCAACAACCTGATGGTCGTCGCCCCCCACCCAGACGACGAAACCATCGGAGCGGGCGGACTGATCTCAAAGGTCAACAGACAGGGGGGCAAAGTCACCGTTGTGTGCGTCACCTGTCCGAACGACACCAGGGCTTCGGAACTCGCAACCGCAGTTGACATGCTTGGTGGGGCGGATCTCAGGATCCTCACCCAGTTCCCAACCCGCTGGCTAGACGACCGCCCCCTTGTTGATCTAGTCAGGCCGATGGAGAACATCCTGGACGAGATCCGTCCCACCGCCCTCGTCATGCCCAGTCCCATGTCCTTCCACCAAGAACACAGGGCTACCGCCAACGCCGTACTTGCGGCTACACGCCCATCGGGATCCACTGGTCGTCACCGTCCCGACCTAATCGCCTGCTACGAGGAGATCCCCGACTACTGGTCGCTTACTGGCGACAGTCCCAGGGTCAACTGGTTTGTGGAACTGTCGGGCGACATGCTGGCCGACAAGACTTCCGCCATGAAGGCTCACCAGTCCCAGGACCGCCCGTCCCCATCAGAACGCTCGTACCATGCCCTACACAGCCTGGCTACCATGCGTGGCGCACAAGCAGGCACACAGTATGCAGAGGCTTACGAGGTGCGTCTGTGGCGATCCTGACTGCGTTTCAACCACCAGTCGCTGCCCAACTACACCTTTTGGATCGCATGCGGCAAGCCGACCACATCGTCATTCTGACTACAGCCCAGTTTACTCCGAAGAACAAGCCAACTGGGTACACCGAAGGCAAGAAGACTGGACAACAACACGCCCTGGTCGGATCCCCCAACGGTCCACACTGGCTAACAGTTCCTGTCGCCAACAAGAGGCAACCAATCAAAGACACGCTTCTCGCCCAGGGGGACTGGCGACAACAGTTCCTGGCTACCTTGACTCACTCCTACGCCAAAGCACCCTACTTTGAGGACATGCTTGCCGAGGTCAAGGAGTTCATCAACACCGACTCGCTGGGGGATCTCAACACCACTTCAACCATCATGGCTGCCTACATGATCGGGTGCCACCACAAGGTCTACTTGGACACATCTTTCCAGTCCCAAGCGACCAAGGGCGACTGGATGCTAGAACTGTGTCAAGAGGCTGATGCCGACACCTACATCTGCGGTGCGCCGAGCCTGGACTACCTTGATCCCCAACAGTGGGCTGACGCCGACATCCAAGTGATCCCGCAGAACTGGACCTGTCCTCCTTACAAACAGGTCTTCAAACAGTTCCAACCGAACTTGTCTTGGTGGGACGCCTACGCTCACCTGGGTCGGCAGGGGCTGGCGGACTTGTTCACCTAGTCAAACAACTGTTCGGCTGGGGGAGTTTCGTCAACCGCCCCGACCGTCCGTCCCGCCTTGCGGACCAACGGCTCGCCCTTGAACTCGTCTGCCTTGGCGTTCCACTCAACGAACGGGTCAAACCCGAGATCGGCTGGGTTCTCCAACTTGGCTGCTTCCGCATACCAGTGCTCCAAACCCCTGCCGAGTCTGCGACCTTTGAGGGTGTGGAGGTCATACGCCTCGTCTGGGATCTCAAACAGGGCTTCGTTGGTGTTGTAGCCGCCACAGGCTGCGTGATCGCACATCCTGGACTTCTGTGCCGAAGCCAACAGGATCACAGCGTGAACAAAGGGCAACCGCTCGGGGTGGTTCCCGTTCCGCCAACTGTTCATCTCACGCCAGGTCTGGTACAACGCCCAGATGGTTGCGGGCAGGTGCCGCTCTGCTGGACCGACATCCTCGCTTGTGATCACTAGCAGACGCTTCCACACATACTGTGCGTAGCCCGACCTGTCCAGTTCTATTGCCCAGAACACAGCCTTGTCAACTTGTCCTCTTCTGATTGCTTTTTGCAGCGCAGACGCAACCTCGGGGTTGGAGTATCCCCTGACGGTTGGCTGGCTGTACCACGGGTTATTGCTTGCCATACATGAAACAGTAGCACCCAACTACACCAGGGTTGGGCGTGTTTTCAGAAAGATCGGAACAGGCCGACGAACATTGCGTCGTGAGGGTGGTAGTCCATCCGCAACTGCCATCCGAAGTCGGGGTGATCCCGACGAAGCATCATCAAGGCTTGCGCTACCTGGTCTTCCTCCATGTACCAACGCAGACCCGACTTGTCCAGTCCCTCACGGTACATCTGCACCGTCACGGCAACGCCAACCTGAGCGTGGTCGCACAGATTGCTGAACAACCTGCTGAACTTCGCCATGCGCTCTTCTTCAGTTCCTTCCATAACACCGAGAACGCCGAGGCACACAACATGCTCGCACATAGTGATCCCCTTCTCCAGTGCGTCCAGCAACATCACATTCTTTTCGCCGTAACGCTGCGCCAGTTCCACCATTGCGGGAACTGCGTCATAGCCGATGTACTCCACATCAATGCCTTCGGCCCAGAGATACCGACGCAACTCGCCGCTTCCGCACCCGACATCAACAACCGTGTCTCCCGAACGGATCCCCAGGGCATCAGCCGCCACTCGGAACCGCCGCTTCTGTGATCGCTCCGATCCGTAGTCATTCAACTGCCACGGTTCAACAGCCTTCCCGATTGCTTCCGCATAGAACTCATCAAGGTTTGTCATCTTTCCTCCTACCACGGGATCGTCAACGAACGCTGAAACTCGTGGATCGCCTTGACTCTACCAGCCGCCTTCTTCGGGCGGGGTTTGATTGCGTCTCCGAAATGCTGCGCCAGGATTTCGTTGTCACGCTTTTCGTTCTCCAGGCTGCGGATAAACGCCATTCCACCAGGAGTCTTCATCGTTCCCGAACCGTTGGCATCACGCAATGCGTACCTGGTATCAACCCACACCTTGCGGTGGTGGTATGCGTTCAACGCCGAAATCCAGAAGTCTTCGGAGCACATGATCTTCGGGTGGTAGGACAACTTGGATCCCCGAAGCAGTCCCGTGAAACCACCGTTCACCCAACCAACCGTGCGGAACGGCATCACTGCAACATAGTTGCGAATGTCCACCGAGGACGAAACGCCGAACAGGTACACATTCATGTCCCGTGCTTCACCAGCCAGACGGTCGCACAGTTCCACCCCTTCTTCTGGGGTCAACACGCAGGGCTTGTTGCCCAAACCGTGTTCCAGGTGCAGGATCGCATCACAGTCGTCGTCAATCATGATCACATCGCCCCAATAGTCGTAGATCCACTGACGCTTCTGCGACAGTCCCACCACGCTGTCGGGGTGACCAACCACCTGTATGTCAGGGTGCGCCTTGCGGTACGCCTCCACTTCGGCGTCTGGGACGCACAGCGTCAATCTGTCGCCCGACACAGCCTTGTGCGCCTGCAACGCTCCAGCCCGTCCCATACTCGGGATCACGATGTTCACTTCCATAAAGCGTCTTCTTATTTCTTCTTAGCCCTGCTGGGCTTGGGGGTCTGGGTGGGTGGTGTTGCGTCCTCCGCCTCCACCTGTGGATCCGCTTCGGTGTCAGGGATCAGGCCGTGTTCTTGCATCAACCGCCTCAACACCGACACTGGCAAGATGCGTGATCGCTGCGCCCTGCGACTTGGCGTCTTCCAATCAAGCACCTTTTCTCCGAAGAATGTCATCAAGAAACCGTGGTCAATCTCGTTGTCGGCAAACAGAACGACATAGTCGTACTTCTCGCCTGGCTTTGGAACCAGCGGATAGATCGGGTCGTTCTCTGCGACAATCTGCGCAAACAGCCGCTTCACCAACTGGTCATCCACACCTGCGATGTCCGTTCCGACTTCGTTCAACAGTTCCTTCAACTGGTCATCATCCCAACGAGCCAAGTCGCTGGTGGCGTTGTCGGCAATGCCACGACGGATCGCTTTCTCGTCATCGTCGTCAACAATGACACACTGGATCGTCTCCCAGCCCAACGACTGCGCCGCCTGGAACATGTGGTTTCCAGCGATGATCCTGTTCGTCCCCTTCTGCACAACGATCGGCCTGTGCTGGCCGAACTCCTTCAGGCTTTCAATGATCGCTGCGACATTTCCCTTTCGGGGGTTTCTGTCGTCCATCGTCAGTTCGTCAAGCCTGCGGCTTTCCACTTGCATTTCACTCATCGGTGTCCTCCACCACTGTCCATGTTCCTTCCGTCAAACGAAGCCCTTCGGTCAGAAACTTGATCCCCTCAGGACTTTCAACAGTCCCGTGCTTTGCTTCCCAGTCAACAAACTGCGCTGACGGCAGTTTCCACACCCAGGATCCCGCCTTGCACCTCACCTTGCTTTGCGATGCTGGCTTCTTGTTGCGATACCCGTTCCTGACATCGCTCAACAGTTGATCCAAATCATCGCCATCAAACCCCGTTCCGATCAGACTCCCCAACGAGGTCAACAGTGTCGCCAGACCATCTTCGTCATACATAGCAACATCTGCGCTTCTGTTGTCTATCAGCACGATCTTCGCTTCTTGATCCTCTGGCACATCAACCCAACTGACGGCAATCTTTGACCACCCCAACGACTTTGCGGCAGCAGCGGTGTGGTTCCCGACCAGAATGTGCATCGTTCTTCTGTTTACGACAATCGGGCGATACTGACCGAACAGTCGCAACGACTCCGAGATCGCACCAATGTCTCCCTGCCGTGCGTTCATCGGATACAGCGTGAGATCGGATAGGGGTATCGTCTCCGCCAAATCTGCGGCGTCAATGACTGGCTGTGCCGTCATCTCCCTTGGGGGTGCCGCCATGTCAATGCGATTGCGGATCGCTGCGAGTGTCCCTTTCGGGTTGTCCAACTTCTGCTTTTGTTCCCAGGCGTCTGCGATGTGGGCTGGCATGTCCAAACGCAGCGGTCCAAACTCAAAGGCATACTGGGTCTTGCCGACACCACCAGTTCCACCTGATGATCCCGATTCGGTTTCGTCTTCATCAAACAGACCTTCCAACCGATCAAGGTCCAACTCGTCAAATCCCGTGCCAGCCAAATCTTCCAAACTGTGCAACAGTTCCAACAACTGTGCATCGTTGTACACCGCCAGGTCCGATGTGCGGTTGTCTGCCAACATCACCTTGGCTGCGGTTTCATTGTCAACATCAAGGTAGGTGACGCCGATCTGCTTCCAACCGAGCCTGCGAGCCGCTTTCCATGTGTGGTTGCCAGCGAGTATGTAGCCCGTTGATCGCTGGACAACGATCGGGCGGTATTGACCGTGGTTCACCAGACTGTCTGCGATTAGGTCAACATCCCCCTTCCTCACATTGGCGGGATGCTCCCTGACAGTGTTGATCCCCACCGTCTGCACCTGAACAAGAATGTCGTCTTTCACTGCATCAACTGTACTTCAGGTAATCGTCAAACTTGCGAAGTACAACCAAGCCTCGGTTTCTTCGCCCGACATCAACGACGGCTTTCCATCTACGAACACTCCGTATTCAACCCCAGTATCGGTCGTGTCGGTGTCCCTCACCTTGATCGCAACTTGATCCCCCCGCCAACCTGGGCGCAGATCCAACTGCCTCCACTCGCTTTGCGGTTCTGCAACGACTGTCGGGATCCGCTTCGGCCATTCTCCAAATCTTCTTGTCATGTACGCCTGGTGCTCCAGTTCCATCTTGCGACGCCTGCGCTCTACCATAGTCAATCCACCCCAAACGCCGTAGCAATCATCTTCGGATCCCGCTTCTAAACAGGTTTGCCATACAGGGCACCGTTTACATACGGCTTTTGCCTGCAACTCTCGGGCAATCCGATCTCGTGGACCTTCATCGTCAGTTCCAAAGAACAACTGAATGGGCATGCCTTTACATGCTGCATGCTCACGCCAAGCCTCCTTCACCGACGCCTCGCCACGGATCTTCTTCCCCGAACCACACGAACACCATACCAGTGTCACCAAGTGCGGACAGGAACTCCTCATCGGGCAGGCTGGGATCCACAACGGCGTTGCACCAACCCCAAGCCCTACCAGCGAGTAACTCCTTCATTCGCTCAACCGAAACTTGTTCTTCCCACTGCTTCTCAGCGATGATCTTCAAAGCAGCGGTTGCGTTGGCGGCTTTGGTCATCGTGTAGTCAGGCCAGTAGATCGTTACTTTCATTGATCCCTACGATACCAGCCATTAGAACAGGCGGTACAGAGCCATGTTCTCCTTGGAGATCGGCGGCGTGGTGCGGTGGTACGACGGCCAGTGCTTGCGAACAACGCTGTCCATCTCATCCATGATCCCGTTGCGAAAGACCAGGTACTGGTATTCGGGAACATGGTACTCCCAGTCCAACTTGATCCCCGCCTTGTCGCAAGCCTTCTTCAACAGGTCCATCGTTGAGGCAAAGACGACAGTCCCCGCCTTGGTCTGGCCGATTGCGAGGGGTGATCCCTCCACTCTGGCGAGGTGCAACTCACGAGGGCGATCGGTGCGCATCCAGGCAAGGGCTGCTCTGCCCCGAATCTCGCCCAGTTGCTCCTGGGGCTTGTCCCTGTGCTGACTGATCAACTGGAACGCCGCTTCCGAGTCCACCTGGCCGATCCGCTCAACTCCGAGATCCCGAATCAACTCACGGTCATTGCTGATGTGTCCGTTGTGGACTCCGACAATGCCTGGCACAACGATCGGGTGGTTGTTGTCGTTGTCGCTGGGATCGCCCTGCGTGGCGTATCGGGTGTGCAGGATCACATTGCGACTGCGCTTGGGAATGTACTCCTTGATGTACGACTGCCAGGCACTTGCTCGTATCGCCTGCTTTGCGTACCAGACCTCCGTCACTTTGTCTGCCTTCTGTGTCCATGCACCGCCAGTGGCGTCGGTGCCACGGATCTCAATCGCTTTGATCAACTCCCGTGCCAACGCCTGGCTGTTTATCTTGCCGAAGTCTCCGTCGGCAACATTGAAACCTGCGATTCCGCACATTTCCTTTCCTTTCCGTTGGCTATGCCAACTGTTCTGCACGGCGCATCAGATACGCCGCTGTTTCTTGACTGATCTTTCCGCCGTCCGCCAATGATCCCAACAGAGCAAGTCCTGGCGACAACTGCGACAGTTCTTCCTTCTCAACTGTGTCAAAGAACCCGATCAACAACTTGATCCAGTTCCTGGCTTTCTGGCTGTTCAGGGTGCCTTGGTGCATACGGACTTCCAAAGTTCCGTACTTGGCAAACGGCGTCAGGTTGAGGCTGCGATACTTGTCGGTGTACCCGAAGTTGCCGTGGCGTTTCATTCGGTCAACCTGTTGATCCACAACTTGGTCATCCTCACGGCGGCAGTACTCGTAGCCACGACCGTTGCCCCTGACGGTTCGGGACTTGGCAACGAAGCGGTCAAAGGTGTCGTGGTGCTGATACCACTGCTGGACCAACTCGGCTCGCTGCCCGTTGGTCATGTGCTCAACGCTCAGGTGAACATGCATACCGCAGGACTGATCCACTTCTGCACCCGCCTGGCGAAGCCCCGCCATGACCTTGCGTATTGCGTCAAAGCCATCGTCGCCTTGCAGGATCGGGGTCACGACCTCACCGCCCCAATCGCCGTTGCTGACCGATCCGTCTCGCTCAACCTTCCATTCCCGATAGCCACGAACCCGCTGCTGACAGCGGTAGCAATCACGCCCGTGGTAGTCCATCAAGTGGACATGGGGGATCCCCAACGCCTGTTCAATGGCTACGCAAGCATCCAGGCGGGTCAAGTTGACAAACTCAATCTCAACTCCGTATGTCCGCACTCCGACAGCCCGTCTGGACGGCGGCACATACCCCGTCACGATCCCGAGGCTCCGACCGTGGCGTGACGCTGCTGTTCGGGCCGACGATGCTCCGCCGAGTCCGACCATCTCTGCAATCATGCCCCAAGTGAAGCCAGCCTGACGGTACTCCCAGCATTGCTGGTCTATTTCGGGGCCGAGACTGATGATGACAGTCCGACCGTCCGATCCGATGGTGGTTCTTGTAGTTGGCATCGGACGAATCGTGACAAACCACGCTTCTCCTGGGAAGTAGGGGCAAGTGTGAAGTAGGTCACACTACGCCTTGTTTGCCAACCACACCAACACATCGCCCAACACGCTGGTCGTGTGCTCCATCTTGTTGCGTTCGCCGTCAGTCGCTGCATCAACAACCGCCCGTTTCGCCGTGATCACATCGGCTATGTACTCGTCAATCGTGTCCTGGCAAATGAAAGTCCAAGCGGTCACACTGTCTTGCTGACCGATGCGGTGGCACCTATCAGCAGCCTGGTCTTGATCCGCAGGCGTCCATCCCTGCTCCAAGAACAGCACATCTGACGCAGCAGTCAGGGTGATCCCGACACCAGCGGCCTTCAACGAACAACTGATTACCTTCACATCTGCATCCGTCTGGAACGAGTCAACAGCCGATTGCTTTTCTTCGTCCGACATACCTCCCTGCACCCTGCTTGATTGACCGAATCGTTCAGCAATACCACCGACAATCTCTCGGTGCCACCCGAACACAACCAACTTGCTGCCAGTCCCAACGAACTCCGTGATCCACTGCTCCGCAACGCTCAACTTGGCACGGGCTGCCAACAGTTTCAGGGTGTTCACCGCCACAAGGTGCTGCGCTGCTTCTGCTCTCAACGCCTGCTCCCATGCTGCCCGTTTGGCTTCTGCCGTGCTTGCGCCCGATGCTGCAGCCAGTTCCTCCGTGCGTTTCTTCAAGAAACCGACTATGTCTCTCTCGGCTTTGCGGTACTCAGCCATGACCGTTGGATCTCCGTCAACAACCACATCAGCCCACCGTTTGGGGGGCAGTTCCTGCAACACATCCGACTTTCTCCTGCGGACAAAACAAGTGGATCGCAAACGCTTGTTCAGGGTGACGAGATTCTTCGGATCCCGAAACTGCTCCTTGAACCCCTGTACCCCACCGAACTCACCGAGCCTGTTCATGATCCTCAACTGAGTCAACAACTCGGTCGGTCGGTTCAACACTGGCGTTCCCGTCAAACACAGCACCGAACCACCTGCTTTGTGGACCTTGTCTGAGTATCGGATCGCTTCCTGTGTGCGACGAGCGTTGCCGTTCTTCAACAAGTGCGACTCATCAAACACCAGCACATTTACTGTCGGCAATGCCCGACCCCAGGCATAGAACACATCATACCCAACAACAAGCACCTGGCTGCTGACAGCATGTGGGGTCGTACCATACAGAACTTCCACCGACACATTTGGCAACCACTTCTTGATCTCCCGTTCCCAGTTCTTGCGGAGACTGCTGGTGCAAACGACCAACACGGGGTACTTGTTGATCACTTTGATCACGGCTAACGCCTGGACGGTCTTGCCCAGTCCCATTTCGTCTGCGATCATTACCCCCGACATAGGCGTCTCCGTATCTTGTGGTCGGCATGTGGACGAAACCTCCGTTGACTGTTGCCCGTCTGACAACTGCGACATGGGGTACTTGGATTGCAGGTCGTGTTCATGTCATTTACGCACCAATGCGTCGGCCTCCGACTGGTACCCAAGTGCCGAAAGTGCGTACAAAACGCCTGCGCCCTGAAACGGCATGAGATCCCCACCGAAACCATTGATCTCCACCTGGGCGGAAGTGGCACTGCTTGCTTTGAACATGGTCAGTACCTCACCCGCTTGCTGAACAACCTTCTGCGCTGTCTCATCCAATACACCTGCAAACCGATGAACAAACTCATCAATCTCAACAACACATTCCACAGGAACACGAAACGCCGTTTCCCATCTGTCCCATTCGGCACCTGGCATCTCCTTGATCGCATCCAGCACATCTCTGTCATAGGTCGTGTACACCAGAAACTGGTCGCCCTTTGCCTTGACAATCGGGACGGTGACGGGATCAGCATCGGGGACTGAATCATCAACCAACCAATCAAGATCAAACTGATCAACGATTGCCTTGACTGACCGCACAGAGGACAGAGGAAACTGCCACCGTTTGTGGTCTTTGTCCCACTTCCGTCCTTCAACGGTACGGATCGCTTCTACCAATCGGGCGTCGTACTTGCTGTCCAGTATCAACCTGGGTCCATGTTGGCGCACGGATCCCAACGATTGCTTGCTTGTAGCCATTGCAGCACCAGCATCAACGCTGACAACTGCATCGTGGCTAACGACAAACGACCGAAACTGGGGGCTGTCCTTGACGAACCACACTTTGCCGTCTGGATCCCACCGTCTTCCAGGCAGTTCCTTGACGGCTGCTACTACTAGCGGGTCGTACTTGAACTTGACCTGGAACTGGTCGCCCAGCCAGTCAACTTCAACATTGGACATGGATCAGTCTTCGGGGTGCTTCCGAAGATCTGCAAACACCGCCTGGTCAGTCACTCCACACGCATAGGCGATGGACTTGTAGGGGATCTTCTTCTCCCGCATCTGACGGATCACTCGCCTGCGCTGACGCCCGAGGCGCACAACTGCTTGCTGGTGCTCTCGCATCATCTGGGTCAACATGGACACCTTGTCCAGCATTTCTTGCTCGGACAGTTCCGCCTCCGCTGGATACGACAGGATCACTTCGCTCATCTTTCTTTCCTTATCAATCGGGGTTTGCTAACCCAGTCTACAGTCCCTGTGCTTCGCACACAAGGCTACGCCATACTCGCACTGGGCGGGCGTGACAGGCAACTCGGCAACTGGGACGATACTCGCTGGTAGCGACAATGATCCCCGCCGTGGCGGCTTTCTTCATGATCGCTCCGAGTGCCCTTGGTTCATGCGTGTCGGCGTCAGAAGAACCGTGCAGTTCCTCCCACACATCATCGCTTGTGAACTTGTGCATGCGTCGGGCGACGGCAGCAACCGCACCCAACATTTCTACTTTCCAGGCTGGATCTGCGTTCCGTTCTACCTTGGTGATCGCAGCAATCTTTGCCGCTTCGGCGGCTGCTGCGTCAAAGAGGGTTGGCTGATCAAGATCTCGCATCAAGGACCAACTGGCTCGTGTTCCAGGATCCACATTTCCTGCAGAGACGCTGGCTGGTGCTTCTTGTACAGATCAACCGCATACTCGTAGCCTTCGTCGGCACCCAACTGCTTCCACCAGGAGATCACAACTTCCTGAATGAAGTCCGACTCACGGTGCAGACACTCCGCCATGTCCGTCTTGTCGTCCTGCGCCTGGATCCACAAGTCCTGCGCCTCCTCGTAGGCGTTCTGCAGAATGTCGTGGAACTGATCTGCGATGAGCATCTCCTCGTACTCCCACGGTTTCAGGATCCCCGACCCCCCGCACCAACGACACACGCCGACATACGGAGGGCGATCATCGGATCCACCACCTCCGCATCCTGCGCAATGAACCCAATCCTTCATGACCAACCTACCTTTCCTAAATGGCCGACGACGAGCGTAACCATCATGCGACGCCAGTCAATAGGGGGTTTAGTGAAGTAGGTCACACTTCTTCGGGTGGAGCAACTGCTTCTTTCCAATGATCCACTGCGAGGTCAATCATTTCCATTACCGACAACGACAGTTCCTGCGTCAATGGGATCCCGTGGCGCAACAGCGCATCAATCTCCAAGAGAACACCAGCCATGTCGTTGCCAGCCTTTACGATCTGGTCTTCTGAGGTAATCACCATGATCCCAGTGTAGCAAACCGTCATTTAGTTGCGAGGCGTTCCGCCGCCTCCCACAACTCACGGTCACCAGCCGACGGTCGCTGCTTGCGACTTCGGTGCGTTTCAACAGCCCTTACCAGTTCCTCAAACCGCCACTTGATCTCCGTCGCCCGAACATTCCTTTCTCGTTCCAGGCCGTTGATCTCGTGCATTCTGTTCTCCAGGCCGATCTTGTACCGCCCAGCCTTGCGACGCCATTCTTCAATCTCGTCGGACTGACGGTGGAACTGGTCCTTGCTAATCAGTCCCAACTGGAACTTCTTTGCCAAACCGTCCATCCTGTCTTTGCGGTCCGCAAACTGCTCCGAAATGTCGGCAATAGCAGCCGCCAAAGCCTCTCTCCACCTCGTCAAACCGACATGCTCTTTGAGGTACAGGATCTCATCGGGGCTTGCAGTCCCTTTGACTTCACGCTTCGCCATCTCCACGATGGTGTCAAACATCACTTCATTCACTTGCTTCGTCTCTCACTAAATGTCCCTTATCAAACGCCTGTGCGGGGTTCCTGTGGATCGCTTCGTGGCACACGAAACAACACGCCAGCAAGTTGCCGACTTCGTGACCCCCGCCCTGGCTTCTTCTTTTCTTGTGGTGTACATGTTGCACCGACCCGATGCAATCCTCCCACCGAGCCTCACATCTCCCGCCGCTTCTCTGGATCACTGCTTTTCTGGCTTTCTGCCATTCGGGATCACTCTTCTTCTTGGGCTTCCATTGGGTCTTTGCCGACAACGGAGTCTTGCGCTGCAGCGGCTTTCCTCGCTTCAACGGACCTGACCGTTTCACTAGACAACTCCTTCAATGGATCCCCAGTCAGCACGGCGTTGTCATGCTCCTGGCGCAGTTCATCGTACACCTTTCCGAACTGTGCTTTGACGATCTCGGGCTTTTCCGAATGACAAATCGTGCGCCACCCGATCCTTCTCACCGCCTCTGACAACAGCGGACTGCCGAAACTAGGGAACCTGGTGTACCCGTGATCCCGAACGGCATCCAACACCTGCGCCCAGGCCGAATGACTTGACTCAGCCAACGAGCCGTTCAGTTCCATAGCGGTTCTTCTGATCAATGCCGCTGGGGGAAACCACTCTGCCGTTTTCAGGATCCGAGCAACGGCCTGCTGGACAGTACCAGGGTCAAGGTCCAACAGCACTTCGTGGTACACCCTGGCAGTCTCCTTGGACACCGCCACCTGGGGGAAACCAGCCGACAACACTGCCAAGATCTGCGCCGTGTCTTGCTTGGTCATCATTGGTCCAAGAACTCCTTGATCCCCGCAAACCCCTTGGGCTTGCGGTTGCTCTTTGCAGTCAAGAAGGTCACCGAACTGGCGAGGTTGGCGTGACCCCCGCTTGCTGCGTCGGCTGCCGCCTGCAACAGATGATCCCCATCAAAGCCTTCGCCCAACAGTTGCTTGGCTGCCTGTGCGATCCGCTTTACCGACACCTGTGGGGGCGACGCCCCGTGGACGCTCACAAAGGTGTCCACCCAGTGTCCAGCGACATCTCTCGCCGTGATCCCGACAGCCACTGTCGGAACGACAGGGGAAACACTTTCTTCTCGGTTGTTCGTATCGGTCTTTTCTATGACGACTGGGTTTCCGTCGTTCGGTTTCCCGACGACGGGTTTCCCGTTATCGGGCTGGTCATAAACGAAACAATGGGTGCGCCATTGACCAGTCGCCTTGTCCTGTTCCCGAAACCTGGTCAGATAACCGACTTCCTCCAGTTCCTTCAGTGCTGTCCTTACGGCGTCCCGCCCTTCTTTGCCTTGTCTTGCCAACGAATCTGCGTCCGTCCTCCAGTTGTCTGGCCGAGACAGGATCGCAGCGAGTATTCCTCTCGCCCTGTACGACAACCTGTCGTCTCGCAACACCGAGTTGCGGATCACGGTGAAGTTGCCTTCGGGTCTGGGTGCCCGAATGATGCTCACATTTGCCTCCGTATTCATGTACGGGTCGTGGTGGATCCCGACGACCCAGTTAGGGAACGAGTGACCCTAGTCTGCTTGGACTGGTTCGTTCGGGGTTTCTGCGAACTCCTGGATCTCTATCAGGTGCGTGATCAGTTCCGTTGCTTCTTTGGCTGTCAACGCCTTGGCGGAAGTGACTTTGCGCCCGACCATCCCGCTCGCAAGTTCAGCGATGTTCTTGACGCTTGCCTGCTTTGCGAGTTTGCGGATCGTCTCCTGCTGTTCCGCCGACGCCCCGCCGAACGGGGTGGTATCGGGGACTTCCCTCACTGGCACTGCTGGGGCTTGACGGTTGCGCACCTCCTGCAAAGAGGCGATCTTCTTGGTGTCGGACACCAAAGCCGCAACGATGCACCGACCCCAGGCCGATGTTTCGGCGTTCATCAACTCGGATCCCCTGGTGAACTGGGTCTTTCCAGGGAACTCCTCCCATGCAACAGCGATTGCGGGCAACGGATCGTCGGGGGTGCGGAAACAGGCTGCCGTGTACACGATGAACACCTGTCCTCCGATCTCCTCAATCTTGTACGGCTGGTCGGGGTTCCACGGCCTGACCACCGCATCGGGGTGCTTCTCTTTCAGGATCCGCAGCCTCTCGGCTACATCAACATAGTCATCCATCTTGAACGCCATGTCATCCTTCCTTTCTTGGGTTGAGTGCCTTCATCGTTCGGTACGAGGCACCTTGCTTTTGGTATTGAGCGCACAACTCGGGGTGATCCGCTTGCAACGCTTTCGTATCCAGCGACTGGCGTCCCTGGTACTCCTTCCAGGAGACGATCGGCTGACCGTCAACTGTTCCGATTTCGTGTCCCTGCAACAACCTCGCCAGAGCGTCTTTGGCTGCCTGTTCTGCCTTTTCTGCTGCTCGTCGCTGGGCACGAGCGTCTTCTAGCACCCAAACAAGGTCAACGGCGGTAGAGGGCAGTTCCACACTGGCGGGGCTGTGCTTGTAGATCGCAGCAATGTCATCCGAATCAAACTCATCAAGATCCCATTCGGGCAGTTCCTGCGCATCAATCAGGTTGCCGAACCACTCCGACTGACTTTGCAGTTCGGCAAGTGCTGCTGGGTTGTCGGGCAGATCAACCATACTGATGGACATGTTCCGATCCAACACGACGAACTTGATCGGACAACCAAGAACCAGTTGCTGCGCCCACCCCTGCCAGAGCCACTCGGCTGGGAGATCCCCAGACGACGAAATGCTGTACTTCGTTGTCGTCTTGGCTTCAATGCCGATGGTCGGGTGATCTTCGTTGTCAACACCATCCATAGAGATCGTGAACCGACCTCTGCGGTACTGGACTTCGGGGGTCAACACCGTGATCCCCAACAGGTACCCAGCCTCGCCCAGCAGTGCTGGCTCCAGCACATGCCCCCTACGGAATACTGGGTTGTCTTCTGACGGTTTCGGCGGCTGACTCTTTGCGACATACAGCCCCGCTCGGCTTTGGTACGGCGAAGCCCCCATCAGGGCAGGTGCTTCGCTGGCACCGAATGTTGTCTTTCCATCTGCGTCCCGCCAACGGTTGAGCAACCATTGGTCGGAACCATGTTCTGGCTTTGGAATCTTCTCCATTGCTACCTCTTTCTTCTCTGACGAGATCTAATCAAATGGGTGTGTCAAGGTTCCAGACATACCGTGCGGGCTGCCCTGGATCCGCTGGCGTCACCACAACCCTTGGACCGTAGAACAATCCTGGGAAACCGAACTTCCACGGACGACAAATGGGGCAGGCGTACTCAAAGATCCCACCATCATCACCGAACAGTATCGGCAAGTCCACCGTTTCGGTGCCCCAACAAAGGCGACATTCATTGCTATTCATACCGACAGACTAACCTACGGTAGACTCGCTGTCAAGCAGTGGCGACGAACACCTTCCCTCGCCACATAGCCTTGCCTTCGTTGATCGGAATGATCTCAGCGGACCAATAGCCGTCATCGTGCTCCGTGATCACAGCCATTCCTTGCTGCCAATCTTCGTACCTGAGCACAGGCCGACCAGTGTCATCAACTCCGCCCTTGGTGGACGGAACAACACCGTCAACCCTGCACAAACAACCTGGACTAAACGCCACTACCGTTTCTGGCCGTGACGCCACCTCGTAGGTCTGCGTGTGGAACGCAATGCGGTGAATGTGACCTTGTGCAAACGACTGACGCTCTGCCTTGGCGACCTTTGCAACATCCAACTTTTCGCCGTGGATCGCCCACAACGCCGTGATCCCGTTGCCGCCCCTTGTCAGTTGCACCCTTCCTGCTGGATAACCGCCGACATACTTCACATTCAGGTCTTCAAGCCTCAACAAGTACGGGACTGACAGAACAGGCCATTCTTCAGGCTTGTCCGCCCTGCGCAGTCGCAGAGCAGCCATAGCGTTCTTGGCTATTGCTTTGCCCAAACGGTCATCGTGGTTGCCAGCGAGCAAACTGATTTCTGCGTTTGGGGCTACGGATCGCTGCTTTGCCAAGAACTGGTGGGCGGTGTCAATCGTCGGCTGGGTGGTCAAGACGAACTCGGGCAGTACCAGGAACTTGGACGACCATTCAGGCAAGTCCAAGAAGTCTCCGATGTTCACAATGTGGTCGGGCTTGGCTGCTCGGGTGACCTGCAAGGCGACATTCATTGCCTGCTCATCATGACAGGCGATCATTTCTCCGTCGTGCATTCTGCGGAAGCCGATCTGCGGATCTGGCAGGATCACGGTGACTCTATGATCACGCTTTTCTTCCTTTATTGTTACAGGCTTGATCACCGTCGGCGCAGCGGGCTGGACTACAGGCCATTGCGGACCTTCGGCCCATTCGGGAGACAACACAACACCAGCAAGGTCAACCGTCTGGGCGTTTCCGTCTTCATCTTTGTGGAAACCCTGCCATACACGGATCTTCTCCACACGCCCGATTTCGTCTGGGTTGATCCCCGATCTGTCAAGCAGGTCGGCAATCTTGCCCAACAACGCCCTGGTGTTCTGTGGCGGCTGAGACAGATCGTCTTCAATACCCACAAGCACACGACTTTCTGACATGCGTTTGCATGACCAAACTACTTACTGGGTGACCATTGCGGGTCAAAACTTCAGCCAACCATTTCGCCGTAATCGTGGTTCGGGCTTTGGATCCCACCAACTGTCGTTCGTTGCGCAGTTCATCAATCTTTTCCTGAACGGCGGCTCTTTCGTCGTCTGGCAAGGAGGACATGACCCTGTCCACACCACACGGGTAGCCCCGCTTTGACGGCACTTCGGGTGACGCCAGGTCGCTCAACAACTGGTTCTTTCCCACAACCACACTCTACTTCTTTACAGCAGCCGCCTTGGGAACAGTTGCTTTCTTCTTTGGCGAATGACCTTCTTCAAGGTGATCCCGAAAGTCTGCTCTCAACTCACGCACATCTTGCTGTGTTTCCCTGGTCACCAGGCCGATCTCCCTGATCGCTTCCATTGACCGACCATGCTGTTCACTGTTCTCATCCTGGAACGCCTGCTGCTCCTTGCGTGTGCGGTGAACCAACACCGACGACACCGAAGCAGCAACAGTTCCAGCCGCACCAATGATCGCAACAATCAGCGTGACAACACTTGCTTCAGACATGTCACTCTGCACCAGGCTTGGGCAACGAACGCCATGCGGCTTCAAACGCCTCTGCGTCATCAGCCATAGCGGGGTTTAGTTCTACATGGATCCACTTACCACCTTGCGAACCAGCATTGTCTTTTGCGTCATAGATCTTGACGGCCTTCATGCCCTCACCACGGCTACAACGGTACCCACGACCCCAACCAGGCTTTCCGTCTTTGACATTGCTGTCGTATGCGTAGTCGTGGACTTCTTCAATGCCGAGAACGGCTGCGTTTTCAACGAACCACTCAAATGCCTCAACAGCCTTCTTGCGATCCGACCACCCCATGTCCACAGCCCTGCCAGTTGCATGCACCGACAGCCACTTGGGATCCCCTTTCGTGGCTTTCGGGTTGTTCATCGTCCTGTTGGCGAACATTCCGAGGTTCGTGAAGCCCCACCTGCGCTTGCAGAGTTCGTACAGACGAACCGTTCCTGGCCGAGCCTTGCCCGACTTGGAAACTCCATCGGTGTTGCCAGTGTACTTTCGTGCCATGTCTTTCCTTCGGTCGCAATCACCTGCACACTACCGTACTGCAGACTACACCAGGGTTATTCGTCTTCTAACAGGATCCCGACGATGTTCACCGCCAAAGCAACCGCCGAAATGATCAACCCCAGACGCTTCGTCGGACCCGACAGCGTGATCAACACCAAACCAGTACCAGCCAGGGTCCAGACCAGGCCGTTCAACGAACTCACGAACTTGTTCACAATCGCCTCCTTGACGAACTGACAGTCCCAGCGGATGCAGGGACAACCATCACCGTGGCAACGACGGCGTTCAGCACTCGCCGTTTGCCAACCGACACCACCGATCCAACTGGCACATAGGTGTCAAACTTTCCTCCGTACACATCAACCTGGGCTTCAAAGCCTTCCTTGATCTCAACGGGAGCAGACGACAACTGTTCGGCAAGAACCACCAGTTCCTGGTCTGACAAGTTGTCAACTGCGGCAACGATCAGGTCAACTACTTGATCCGCTTCATCCTCCGACAGTTGCTCCAACTGCGGGGACTCCAGGACATCAACGAGTTGGGCACCCGTCACCGTTTCTGGATCCAAGCCTTTGAGGGTGGGGATCCCGCCGTCCAGTGCAGGGACCACGCTGGTGGTAGTGGTGGCCGCCGAAGGAGGCTCCATAACCGTTGTGGTGGAGGCAACAACAGATGTCAAAGGCACGGTTGTGGGTGGCAAAGTGCTGCTCACGACCACGCTATTTGGGGGTGGGGAAGTGCTGGAAACCACGCTGCTGGTTGTGATCACAAGCGGTTCTGTCGTCGTGGTCGTCATTTCTGTCGTAGAAGTCGTCTGCTCCGTTGAACTAGGTGCTTCTGGAACCAGTACCTGGGTGGTTGTGGTTGCGACCTCCGTCGTTGTCGTTTCGGGGACAGTCGTGGTTGTCGTGGACTCCGTCGTGGTCGTGGCTACGGCATTGGTAAACGCCGACCCTGGAACAACTTCCCAGGCATTCTGGACCATCCAGTACATGCGCACCCATGCTCCGCCGCCGTTTTCATAGAACCACACCCGAATCTGCTTGGGGATCCCCTCCTGGAACTGAACTGGACTACTAACAGTTCCTCCACCACCCTTGTCTCGCCAATCATCTGTGACCAGAACATCATCTAGGTACAGTTTCGTGCCATCATCTGCCTGGACCATCAACTGCACAGGACAGGTACATGGTGCCTGGATCCAGCCGTCATACCGCACGACAAAGTCTTCGTACATGTTGAACAACGGCTGCTGATCAAAGTTCTGGTCAATCTGGTCCACCGTTGTCGTGCCGACAATCGGCCTGTCGGGTGGCAACGGCGGGCTGGCGTTGTACCCATAGTTGTTGTACACCACCACGGTCAACCCGCTTTGGATCCCCTCCGCTCTGACTCCTGTCAGCGGGGCAATCAGTCCCAGAAACGGGACAACTAGGAACAGTCGCCTACTGACTCTTTGGAGCACCGAAGATTTCATTGAGTTCGCTCTTCGTGATCTGGCCGTCATCGGCGTAGGCACGAGCCAACTTTTCAATGACCTGACTTGCGGCAACGATGCCTGCGAGGGCTGCACCCTTGATGACGGACACGCCGAGCATGGATGCGCCGCCGATCATCGCCAGGCTGCTGTAACCGAACACAGCGAACACTCGCAACACGATCTGCTTCATCTTGACCTCCATGTCTCGGACACGCAGGTCACTTCTGCGACTAGCCTACAAGATCCCCAACATCACCCTGGTAACGGAGGCACATTCAGATCAGTCCCATCGGGGGCTATCCAATGACACAACTCTTCGTCCAGCACACAATCTTCTGTCGGCTTAGGGGGAACGAAAGCATCCAGGTCTTCTCGGTATGCGTACCCAACCCCGCCGTACCATTTGCGCTTCTCACCAGTCGGCCATGTCTGCACCCACAGACCCTCCCCAAACTGCTGGCAATACTCACGACCAACGACTTCTTCTTCAACACCCCTGTCGTTCCACACCGCCTCTTCGGGGACAACGATGACGGCCGTGACTACACCATCCTCAACTTTCGCAAAGAAACTGTGCATCAGTAGTTCACCTCCGTCCAACCAGATCCGCTTCGTGACCCAGGCGGCCCATAATACAACCACTCAATAAAGCCCGACGAACCACCCGATCCGTACTGACCGCCCCTGCCCCATGTACCACCACCGTGCGTACCCAAACCTCCGTTGCCGTGTCCCGCACCGCCACCACCGAAATAATGGTTGCCATACGAGGTGTAGCCAGCACCACCACCATTTCCGCCTATGGATCCCGACTGGTAGTTTCCGCCGACGCCCGTTGCACCGCCGCCGCCGCCGCCTATGCCTTCACCAGTAAAGAACACATACAAACCAGCACCACCTCCGTAACCAACACCAGACGCACCACCATCTGGGTTGCCAAAGATGCTTCCCGACGATCCACTACCTCCGCCATAACACGGGTACGGAAAGTTGGTGATCCCCGAGTCTCCACCAGACGCCCCATCAGCACCAAATGCACCAACAGTTGCAACCATCGTGCTTGCAAGAGTATTCGTCAACACCTGGGCGGTTCCGCCACCGCCACCGCCACCGCCGTTCCACCCGCCGCTGCCGCCGCCACCAGCAATCATCACGGTGTAGAACGCTACGGTGGACGCAGTTCCACCCCAGGTGGGGGCCGTCCATGATCCACTTGCGGTGTGGCGAACAGTCTTCAATCTGTATGTCGTGATCCCGCCGCCCGAGCCATACACCGTGTTGACAGCGTTGTACGCCTTCACTCGGAAGTAGTAAGTCGTGCCGTTGGACAATCCCGACACATACGCCGAAACACCAGTCCAAGAACTACCAGTTACAACAGACGGAGTCGGCGTGACTTCCGTGTAGGTGCCAAACAACGAGTCGGTGCTGTACTGGATTCTCACATTCGTAGCAGTTCCAAAAGCATTGACTTCGCCGTAGAAAGTTGCCGAGTCTTGGTTGTACGCAGGAGCAGAAACATTGCGGATCTCGGGCGCATCAATGATCCGCTGCGTTATCACGCTCGCTCCAGCAGCCCCGCTTCCTGTCGCCGTCCGCTCATAGATCGCAACGGTGAACCGAGACGACCCCGACAACTTCATGCTCCACACCTTGGGCTTCAGATCAAACTCTATGCTGTTGATCAACAGATCTCTCTGGAACTGCGTTCCCGCTGGCGGAGTGCGCCTGAAAGTCACACGATCCAACAGTTCCAAGCCAAGTAGATCAACCCACTGGGCCGTGCTTGCATTCAAACCAACCTCAAACGGACTGATCTGCGGCGGGTTCTGGATCCCGTACCGCAACCAAAACTTGGCGAGACTGTCTGCCGAAGTGTCGGTTGACGCCTGCGATTCAACAGTCAGCGTGTGCCTGCCGTTGTCGGTTATGGATCCCGTGTCAAACAAGCCTGATGCCTGTGACGACGAGTTGCCTCCGTACTTGACAACAACATCATTCCGCAAGTTGTCTCCGTCGTACCACATGTCTATGTCGCCGCTGTATCCAAAACCAGTTCCATCGTCTGCAAAGGTGATCGCAGACGCCTTTCCCTGGAAGAACAACCTGTCGGTCGCCGTGAGAACACCAGCCTTGTCAACAAACAAGTAGCCGCCCTCGGTCTTCTGTGCCTTCAACAACGCCTCAATCACGGGCGAGTTCGGCTCTGGCACACCTGCGATCTGGGCGGTTCCCGCTGCGTACACCGAGTACATCGCAGACGGAATGTCAGTCAACTGCAACAACCTCGTCAAACGAGCGTTGGTGTTCTCCGTCTGGTTGCCTGCGCCAAACTGGTACAGGTTCGTGATTTCGGTTGCGGTCAACACCTTGTCAAAGATCGCAACCTCCTGGTATGCGCCGTTCCAGAACGACACACTGGCGGTCGGAAAGATGTTCACACCAGCGAGATCCCCACCAGTCGTGTTGGTCAGGTCAACGCCGTCAACATAGATCTTTGCTTGACCAGTTGACTTCTTGTAGGTGAACAACAGGTGATGCGGCACCGTACTGTCAAACCCGTTCTGCTTTGACTCACGCCAGTTCGCCGTAATGAAGTCTCCGTAACCGATCTGAATGTAAGTCCCACCTGATCCGTACCCACTGCCGACCCATCCAGTGACGAACGATGATCCCGAACCCCCAATCAAGAACAACTGTCGGGATGCCTGACCAGTACCACACGACCACATAGACACCGTCATGTCACCAGTCGTTGAGGTCACCGTCGTCGGCCCTTTACCAAACGATCCATACGGAACATTCACACTGGTCCCCGACAGCCCCAGTCCCAGCGGGACATACGCAACTGGCTTACGACTGAACGCCGAGTTGTGCGTCAGGTTTTCATTGGCGGATCCCAGGTCTTTCAACACCGTTGTACCGCTCGGCTCACTGCAACGGTAGTAGTGGACTGGCGACAACGACTTCGTGTAGATCTCAGCGAGGTCACCCTTCAACTCCGACGCCGATACGAGTGCAAGAACATCAAACGCCTCAACACGAACCGTGGTCACCTTGCCTACCGCCTGGTAGGTCACGGGGAAACCATTGACGAACCCACGGAAGATCGGGTACTCCGTGCCGCTTATGATCCCCTGGATCCGAATCTGCCGCCTGGGGCGCAACTTATTGAACCATGTCCCACCAACATCAAACGGGTCAAACGACCTGTCATCGTTGTTCAGGACTAATGTCGCCGTGGAAACGAAACTGTCGTCCCAATCGTCGGAACGACCTCGGTGAATCTTGACTTCACGCACATACTCCGTAATGTCTTCCCATGTTGGGCTGGCAACATACGGACCTTCGTCAAATGCGATCTCCACCTTCAGTTCTGGAGCAGCCATTAGATCGTCCTAATCGGGAGTCTTCCCGTCCTCTTCTCGTGCGCCTGCAACACCTGCACCAACTGCCTACCGATCTCCTGCGGATCCCCGATACCAGCCTCTACCGTAATGCTGTACTGGTTGACAGTTCCACCGATGCCATTTGACGGAAGCGGAACAACTGCCTCGTTCCGTCCAGCCTCACCAAGCAACGCAAGCGTTCCGCCGCTTGTCGCCTTGACGATGCCCCCCTTTGCCATCGGAGTCGCCAGTCCCGCCAATGACTCCATTTCAAACGAGATCTCTACACCGAAGTTCTTCTTCAACTGGGCGATCTGCTTTTCCGTCAGTCCCTTGGACTTCAACTTCAGGTTGAGATTCTTGACTGCATCCTGGATCCCCTTGACCAACTGCTCGCCCGTGGAGATACCAGTCGCATAGAACTGGTCCTTCATTGCCTTTGCCGTGTCGTTGCTGGTAGCCACCAGGGTGTCGTACCAACCATTCGCCTTGGTGATCGCATCCGATCCACCATTCAACAGTTCCGTTGCGATCTGTGATCCCGTCTCTGCGCCAGCCGCAAGGATCTGCGAGATACCAGACTCGTTCAAGCCAGCGGTACGGAGGCGGTTCAACAGCACCGAGAAGTCCTGCGCCTGCTTTGCTTGACCCTCCAGGGCTTGCATGAAGGTCATCTGTGATCCCGAAGCCTTGTTCATGATTGCAACAGCGTCTGCGTAATCCTTGACTGCCTTGGCGTAGCCTTCCGAGTCACGGTTAGCCAGAGCGTCCGTCACCGCCTTTTCGGCTGCAGCGACATTGTCTACTGCGGTCTTGTACGCCTCCTGGCTGTCTTTCATCTTGGACAACGCCGTCGTGAACGAGTACGCATCCATGATCGCATCCTTGACTGTCTGCGCAAACGCCTCGGCTTTCTTCTTCAGTTGATCCAGGAGATCCCGTGCGGTCTTCAACTTGTCGGTAGCGAAAGTCTTCAGTGCATCTGCGGCTTTCTTGATCTGATCTCCAGCACCGCCGCCTCCAGCACCACCAGGGGTCAGCGTCGGGGTCGTGGTGGTCTTCTTCGGACCGCCCCAGCCTTCAAACTTGCGCCAATCTGCAGCAGAAGCCAACTTTCCAGCCAGTTTCTCCGCCTTGGCTGCGTTGTTGTCAATCGTCGCTCCCATGATGTCCAGTTGCAGGTTGACTTTCTCCAACGGTTTGACATCCTTGTGGAACGGGATCTTGTTCCATCCCTTGATGATCAGGTTCACACCATCAATGAACTTGTTGATCCACCATTCCCAGTAGCCAAGAATGACATTGATCGCTTTCTGGACGGCGGTGACAATGAAGTTCCACACGCCCTTGATCGCCCGTCGGAACCACTCAAACTTCTTCCACATCAGAACAACTGCAGCAATCAAACCGACGATCAGGGCAATAATGATCCCGATCGGGTTCAGGGTCATAGCGGTGTTCAAACCAACCTGCGATGCGGTTGCCGCATCCGTTGCGACTTTCTGTGCGAACAGGGCAGTCACAGCACCGTACATACCCTTTGCCATGTCAAAGAAACCCTTTGCCTTGGTCACTGCGTTGGACGCCATAACTGCAACCTTGTACGCAACGAAACCAGCCGCCAGTCCACCGACAACAGGAACAAGCACCTCCATGATCCCCTTGTTGTCAGCCAACAGACCTGTCAGGAACGACAACGAAGCAATCAACGGGGGCAGAGCAACGAGAGCCAAGTCAGCGATAACGGTCACAAACGGGGTGAACGCCGAGATCAGGTTTCCGACCATCGGCCCAAGTTCGGACAGCGTCGGAGCCATCTGGGTCAACACTCCAGCGAAACTGCTCAGGATCGGCAAACCTGCGGTCACAACACTGGTGAACAAACCAGCGAAAGCAATGATCAGCGGCTGCAATACGGGCAACAGTCCCGATACGGCAGGGATCAGACCCTGCATCATCTCACCGATTGCTGGTGAGATCGCTGCCAGTGCTCCGCCAATAGCATCGGTGAACGCTGGCAACTGGTTCTTGATCGCCCCGACAACGGGCTGCATGAACTGACCGAGTTGCTGGCTGATCGTGTCTTTCAGCGTGGAGATCATGCCGACCAGGGTCTTGGACTGTTCGTCCATCATTCCCTTGGCTCGCTGCAGACCTGGACCTGCGTAGTTCTCTATCGCCGTAAAGATCTGGTCAACCGACAACTGCCCTGCTTCGCCCATCTTCTTGATCTCAGGGATCGTCTTGTTCATTGAGTACGCCAACGACTCCCACACGGGAATACCAGCCTGAGTCAACTGCATCATGTCTTGACCAGTTGCTTTGCCTGCAGTCTGCATCTGCTGCAAGGCGAAAACGGCTCTGTTGATCGCATCGGCACCAAGACCCTTGGCACTCGTGGCGTCACCCAGTGCGGTCATAATCGGGATCACTCGCTCGGCTGCAACGCCCGTTGACATCAATCGTGAAGCAGCGGTGCGGAGGTCTGGCAACTCAAACGGGGTCTTTGCTGCGAAGTCAGCCAGTTCCTTCAAGAAGGCATCGGCTTTTTCTGCGGATCCCAACATCACCTTGAAGCCGATCGCCGCCTGTTCGTTCGCCATTGCGACACCCAGACCCATCTTGCCGACCATTCCAGCGGCTGCGGTCATTGCTCCACCCAGTGCGGTGAAACCGACAGTTGCAACTTTCAGACCATTACGGATCCCGCCACCTGCACTCTTTGCGGAACCTTCAAGTTCACGGGTCGCCTTGGTGGCTTCCCCCATCTTGCGCATGTACTCCGAGTGATCAGCACGAAGACGAGCAACAACATCAATCACATTTGCCACTACTCATCACCTGCCTTTACTCGCTCTCTCAAACTCCCAGTGTCTGATCTTCCACAACGCCTGCCAGTAGGTCATCTCCTGAGACGAGATCGGCTCATGCCCTGGACCGCCATACAGCAGTTCGTGGCGTGTGCGTCGCAACTTCTCAGCAAGTTCGTACTGGAACCTCAGTTCTCCGTCTTCAAGGAGTCTTTTCCCGCCTTGTCAACCGCCTTCTCGGTGAAACCCGACAACTCGGAAGCAACGGTCGCCACACGGTCAAGGGCTGAGGCGTTCTTGCTCATCAACATCTCCCTGTCCTCCGAGGTGAACAGCGGTTCGCCCGTTTCGGGGTCAAATGAACAGCCAATGATCACTTCGGGGTACACCCTGGAAATGTCTGCTTCTCCGCCTTCGGTCATAGCCAACGCCATGATCCGTGCTCTGGCTGCGCCAGTCATTGACCGCACTTCAACGGTGCAGTCCCATTCGGGGATCTCCACCAACTGCGCAGTCGTGTCTTGGCTACTGAGGATCTTGTCACGCAAACTGGACACTACGGTCACTCCTTCTTCTTACGCCCAGGTTCCACGGGTGACCGAATCAGTCACCTGCAGTTCCAGCGAGAAGGTTACAACATCTGCAACGGGGCTGCTCACCTCAAACGAGGTCACCAAAGCCTCGCCCGAGTACTTGATCCGACCCGAGGCAGTTCCTTCGGGGCCGTACTCAAACGACACCGATGCAACGGTCCCAGCCGACTGAGCGGCGATCACTGCTGCGACATGGGCGTCAAGGGTGCTGTCCCACTTGCCGTTCACCGACAGCGTGGAGTCAGTCAGACCAACGATGTAGGTCTTTGCTGTCTTGCCGAAGGTTGTCGTCTCGCCCGTCTCCACCGACTGCGGGAAACCCACTTCGTCAATGTACGCCGAGAGATCCACAAGGGATCCCGACGAGTTGTCCAACTTGAAGGCTGCGCCTTTTCCGTGTCTGAATGCCATCTTTCTCTGCTCCTTCTATCTGCGTGAGAAACTTGCTTGGTAGGTCACCGAACCTGCTGCAGCCAGAGTGTGCTGGACTCTCAGGTATCGGTTGACTGTCGTCCCAGCCGCTACTTCCACCCGCTCGGCGGTGGTGGATCCCGACGACACCACGGTAAAGGTGACGAGGTCAACCCACACGGAGTTGTTGGCTGAGTGCTGGATCTTGATCGTCGTGTTGCCGCCGACAGTGTTCGCCGTGACATGAACCTGAGCCACGCCACCGTTTGCGGAGGAGGCAGCACCGTCGTGCGACGAACCGTTGCCAGTTGCCGTTTCTGCTGTCAGATCGTGGAGACTGATCCCAGCATCAATACCGCCGTCAGCCTGAACTTCTGCGCTCACGGCAACAACATCCGACACGGGGCTGGACACCTCATACGAAGTGGTCTTTGCGGACAGTACCTGGACGGGCGAACCGAGAGCCAAACTTGCAACAGCAACGGTCACGGGATACCCACCATCAACACCAAGTGATCCCGCCAACACCTCATCCGAAGCGTTGGGATCCCCATCAAACATTCCGCTCAAACTGGCAGTTCCATCAGACAAGCCGACAATGTATGTCTTTGCTGACTTCCCGAAAGTCGTCGTCTCCCCAGTTTCAACCGTTCTGCTGGCCGACGCTTCATTGAAGAACGACGACAGGTCGTGCTCTCCGTACAACACTTTCGTGTTCTTGCCATGTCTGAACGCCATTACTCCGCCTCTTCCACAACTGGGGCAGCGGCCTTCTTTTTGGCATCTTCAACGGCTTCAATCATGCCCTGATCTTTCAGCCACTTCACCGAGTCTGCGGGCAGGTCGTCAACGACATCTCCTGCTTCAACTCGCTTGTTCGGCGGGTAGTCAATCCCTACCAGTGCCTTGAACTTTGCCACTACCTGCTCCTCGGACCTAGAGACATGCGTGATCCCTACGGTCCTTCCTGACCACCAGGGTACGCCGTTGGAAGGCAGCAGGGCGACTGGCGCACGATCTAAGGCGCACAATACAACAGTACGGTCATGCGAGCGACTAAACCGTCATCTAGGAGCGACTTAGGGCTTCAAAGCCAACTAAGTTGGGTGGTGGTAGCCCGATCTAGGCTTTCTTCGGTTGGATCACTGGCGTGTCAACCATTTCAACGACTTTCTTGCTTTTGTGATCGCTGCAAGTCGGAGGCTGCGTGACTTTGACAAACATCATCACCGAGTTGCCACACTTTGGGCACACCCACAACCACCGTTTAGTCGTCATTCTCCGCCAAACGATCCACTGCCGCCATTCCCTGGACCAACGAAACCAGGGTCAACGCCGAGATCGCACCGATAACAAACCCACCGACCGTTTCCGTTCCCGACACCAACATGAGCATCGTTGCCGAGATCCCCATCAACACCTTGCGGCCCTTGCTGTACGGGTTCCATCCTCGCTCCAACTTGCGGATCAACACCCGCTCTTGGACCGCCTTGCGCCTTTCCTTCAAATGCAGATTCTCCATGTCTTTCCTTTCCTCAGAGACTCCAGTTGCTGAAACCATTTCCGTTGTCGTAAAGGACCGTAGCAACCTTGATGTTGCATGTCGGGGATAGCAGCACCGACATGTCTCCCCATTGTGATCCGCAGGCTTGTGCGGTGACGGTGGTCCAAGTGCTGTTGATCTGGAACAGTCCCGAATCATAAGACTTGACCGCCCTGCATTTCTTGTACTTTGCTGCTGGAGCCAACCTGCAGTCCCTGTGCGACTTGCCTGCCTTGTAGTTCCAGCCGATTGCTTTCGGTTGGCACCGAGACTCTCGCCAAGCAATGTACGAGAACGCCTGCACGGGCAGTCCCGCCTGGCGAATCATTGGCTCCCATTTGGGACACCGAAACCTCTTGTCCTTCGGGATCTTCTTCGCCACCGAGGGCGGAACCGTGACTGCTGGGGATCCCCGACGAGGGGCTTCTGGTTTCTGCTTGGTTGCCCGTACACCGCCAACTTGGGTTGTGGTGGTCGCTACCTGGTTGGCGAACTTTGCGGCGTTCGCCTGACCGCTTGCTGCAACCGTAAGAACGGCTGCAACTAGCACTGCGTGAAGTCTTGTCACTTCATACCTCCGTGGTCTAGGGCTGGTGTACCAGCCTTTGTGCTCGCAGAGCGGCACCGACTTGTTAGTCGGCACTTTCGTCGTAACAGTCTAGGTGATCCCATGTGTGGATACCAGGCCGACCCGACTAAACCTCGCTAACGAAAGACTCCCACTGCTGTTCGGCAAACCCCCTGGCCGAGTAGCCCCGCCACCCGTATCCGTGTCCTCCGAACGAGCCTTCGTATCCCGCAGCGATGCGACGATCCCAGATCCCCTGAGCGAACGCCTGGATCTTCTTCTGGTCCACCTCGTACTGCGGCGGCTGAATGTAGTCCACCGAGTGCTGCACCAACACCAACGACTTCCAGTTGACGAAGATCTTCTCACCGTCTTCCATCTGGATCCCGAACCTTGCACCCCCGTCACCGAACTTATCCACACCCTGCCAGAACACCTGACCCTGCGAACCCTTCGGGTAGCCCTTGGTCTTCCACTTCACTGCAACGACTGCTCCGACGGTCGGCAGGTTGGCGAAACTGGATCGCTGGTCAATGACCGCCTGGACCTGACTGGGCAGTTGTTCCAGCAGGAGATCCCGTGCCCTGGTCGCTGCTGCGACAACCGCCTTGGTCTTGATCTCTTCGGGGGCTGAACGCAGGAACGGCAGCCCCGAAGTGTGGGGTCCGCCATACGCCGTTGCCCCCGTTTGCACCGACACGAACTCACCGCTGTCTGCGAGGAACAGCGTCTCCGAGAAGTACGAATCGTGGTACATGTTCTGCTCGTGCTGGGCAACTACCCAACCTTCGGGATACCTCTCCCGAAACGACTGGTACCACCGTGCGTCCCAGTCCACCCTTTCTTCCACTTGCGACATTGCTTCTCCTTTCCCGAGATTGCTTTGCTGTGTCACACGACGACCGTAACTGGATCCCGACGGTTGTCAATAGTGGGGTTATGTGAAGTAGGTCACACTACTGCGAGTTCACCGCCTTGCACCGAGTGCATGTCACCTTCCAGGGGCGAGTCAACATTTCAGCCAACAAACGATTGCAACGCCAGCATCTTGGCTTCTCGTCTGCTGTGGATCCCCTGCCGTATGGGTCTGGCTTTTCATCTTCCACTGCGCACCTCGTTGCAGATTCTGCACTGCCAGGTGGCAAAGTCACCAAACTTGCCCAGTTCCTCCCTGTATTCAACAGGGTGGTGACACACTCGGATCCCGTTGATTGCATCACGCAACGAGTCTTCAACATCGGCCAACTGATCTCTCAGGTTGCGCAACAGTTCCATCATCTGGACCAACTGCTGACGGGTGCTTATTCTGCTATCCATACGGTGAAGTCACATCCCATTACGGGCCGATCGTCGGGGTCAAACCTCACTGGGTACACCTCCGAAGTGGACAAAACAGTCATTATCTTGATCCCCGACAGCGTAGTGTCACGCATTGCACCAAGAGCCGCCCTGGCCTGTTCCACCTTGGTCCTTGCGGCTGGGTAATCATTTCGGGCAGCCCTGGCAACGACTCGGATCCTGGGGCGATCAACGCCGTACACACCCGAACCCATCGTGTGCGAAGGCGACAGTCCCTGACTTTCAAACAGGGCGACACACACATCGGGGTCATCTGGCAAACGACCGAGCATCAAACTTGTGCCTAGCGTTCCGATCCCCTGGGTCTGCAAATAGGATCCCAACACATCCAACAGAGCCATCAGATCAGCCCTCTCACCATTGCTTCAAGGCGGTCCGTGATGTTTCTGCCCAAATCTGGCAAACCGTCTTCTACGGGGTCGGACAGGTACTTTGCCTTTCGCCCTGGAGCATGCTTGTACTCTTCGTTCTCGTGCTGACGCAAAGCATACGGAGCGGCTGCGCCACCATACGAGATCTCAACAAGCACTTCGCCGTGGGAGATCGCTGGGGCGTGAACATTCCCCGAAGAACGCAGAACACCAGTGTCCATCGGCACCTGATCCTGCGACTCGTTGAACATTACATTCGCTTCATCGTACAACGCCCGTCCGAGCAGGGTAGGGGCTTGCCTACCGCCCCTGACCAACAGGCCGATGAGTCTTTCCATGTTCTCAAACTCAAATGATCCCGCCATGTCAACCAGGTCCAAACCTGATAGCGGTGTGGTGTTCACCAACATCATCGTTGCTCGTCGTCACCTGGGTGATCTTGGCGACAGTTCCATCTGGCAGGACAACTTTGTCATCTACCGAAACGGTGACAACGCCATAGCAGTACACAACCCCAGTTTCCATGATCTCACGCTTGTCGGATCCCGAAGTGACATTGCGGTCTTGCTGCACACGACAACGGACTTCAGTCCCAGACGCACTGAAACTGGCCTTGCCGTATGCGTCACGACTGGACTTGCTGTACACCGTCACCACAGACGGCATCATGCTGAGGAACGCCGACTCTATGGTCATACCCACTTATCCATGTCTATCTTGAACTTGAAGTCGCCCAGCGCATCAGCCGAAGCAGTCGGGATCGGGGACGCTTCATACATCTGGGCTTGATCACGGATCGCATGCGCCCTGGTGTGCAAAGCAGTTGCAAGGGCTGCGTACTGCGTGGAAATGGACAGATCTCCGACCGACTTGGAATAATCGGCCTTTGCACCAGCCCTGTTGGCAGCATGTTCAACAACTGCGGCGGCGGCGTAGTAGTAGTCGCCGTTCCACCTGTCCAACAAGAACTCAATCTCTGCGTCGTTCGCCATTGGGTTGTCGGCGTCTGTGTCTCCAGCAAGAAACCTCACCTGGTCAATCTGACGACTTTGCGGATCACCCGTGTACGACCACACGGCTTCGGTTGACTCCAGGATCCCGATCGTTATCAAACCGTTGTTCGGGGCGGTCAACCGCCTGCCCCCCTGAGTTGCGGCAAACGACCCGACATACGAACCTGCATCAAGGGTCGCATCAGCCGAGGTCCAGGTGTACTCCACACGACCTTCGCCAGCGTTCACAAGGGTACAAGCACCATTGGTGATCACTTGCGTCCCGTCCGACGCTTTCCACAAGTTGAACACCACCGTGAAACCAGTCAGATCAACTGCGGTATCGTCCAACAGGAACTGACGAGCCAGCAACGGCAAACGGTCGCCCTTCTTGATCGTTATTTCAGCCATGCGACTCTCCTACTTCACAACCAGTCTAGACCCAACCACGGTTACTTCTCCCCCTACCCCAGTTGCTACAACCTGACCAGTCTGGGTACTGATCCGCAGACGCTTGAAACCTTCGGACATTTGTGATCCCGTGCCGCTTCCAACCGCCGAACGGGGGGCAACATGCAGACCAACCACAACGGCAACACCAGTTCCACCCCCTACACCAACCTTCGGAACAGTGCGTTTCTTGGTACAGAACGACGCACCTTGTCCAACGCCAACTCCACCCCTGTATCGGCTGATGACCCTGGAACTACTGGATCCCCCAACACCAGTTCCCGCAAACGACCTGTACACACTACGCACACACTGGGCGGATGCAGATCCTTGACCGCCATTGTTCACGCTTCTGAGGTGTGTCGTTCTGGGGACAACTTCTTCAGTCCCAACAGCCGAACCTGCGCCTTGGGCGTTCCTGTACAACAAGTGGAACACCGAGTTCTGCGACGAACCGACCCCAGACCCAACCGCATCCTTGTACACCCGATGGACATAAACCACGCTTGATGATCCCGTGCCGCTGCTGCTGGCCGTTCGGGGGGCTTTGTGCAAGCCAACTGCGGTTTCTTCCGTGGTCGCCTGACCAGAACCACTTGCGGTACGGATCCCCGTCCTAACCTGGACCACGCTTGATGACGCAGTGCCGCTGCCGCTAGCACCACGAAGGTTCGTGTGGAGTTTGACCGCCTGGCTTGATCCGACTCCATCTCCATACACCACCGATACAGCAGTGCGAAGACCGACAACAACACCCGACGATGAACCCGCAGCGGCTGCCAACCTGATGTTGGAGTGAACCTGGCTGCTTGCTTCAATGCTTGATCCCGAACCCGACGCCGTGCGATGCGGGACGATCACGCTTTGTGCGTTGCTTGATGCAACCCCGCTGCTAGACGCACTGCGGGGTACGGTGTGCAGGAAAGTCACACTGCCCGAAGTTGATCCCTGCCCTGCGCCCTGGGCATTTCTGTACACCAGGTGGGCAATCGCCGTGCTTTCTGTGCTTGTGCCGCTTCCAGTTGCTGGGCGAAAGAACACACCAAGATCGTCCACTGACGACGAGCCAACTGCGGATCCACTAGCGGTCGCATACTTGGTCAACAGTTCCTGACTGTCTGATGATCCCAGGCCGTTGCCGACAGCCGAACGAACTGGACCAATCCTGAACTCCGTCAACGGTTCCGCTGGTGCGGATCCGCTGCCAGTCGCAAGCCTTACCTTGACATGTGTTGACTGCGTAATCGCAGAGCCGCTTGCCACGCTTGTACCACTGCGGACACGAGTGACAACCCGAACGGCGACCGAGTCCGAAACACCGTTTCCGTCAGCGTTTCTCAACCTTTTCGGAACACCAACAACGGTTTGAGATCCCAAACCACTGCCGCTCGCCGTCTTTACGGAGGTTCTGACACCAACAGCAGTCCCTTCGGTTGCCGCCTGACCCGAACCCTGAGCATTCCTGTACAACAGGTGGCGAATCGCCGTTGCCGCCGAACCCAAACCATTGCCAGATCCAGAACGAAGGTTTGTGTGAAGTTTGACAGCCTGCCCCGAGCCAACGCCGCTGCCCGTAGCGGATCGCTTTCTGTCAACCAACTGGGTCGTGGAACTGGAACCAACGCCCGACCCAGACGCCGTACAGCGTGTGGTTATGTCGTTGTAAATGACATCTGACGACGAATAGACAACAGCCGAGTCACTAAATCTCGCCATTCTTCACCGCCTCCAAGATCCCCAACTTGTTGGAGAACTGTCTTGCCTGGTTGGCAACAAACAAACCAGGCGACTCTCTGTGACCCGCTACGGAAGCCAGGAGTAGTTCAATGTCCGTCAGTTCCACGCTTTCGGGGATCCCGTAATACTGACGGAACCGACTAATCCCGTTATTTAGTTCGGCCATCTCCATGTCAACCAAACCAGGGAAGTCACGGACATGATCCCCTCCGAGGGACAAGACCACGCTGGCGGAAGACGAAGCCATCCGCTTGAACAACAGTCGCTTCATTGTCTGACTCAACGGCTTGACATTTGTCGGCCTGCGCCTGGCGTCTGTGGATCCCGACAGATACTGAACTACCTGCATCGGAGTCTGGCTGCGCACTTCTGCCAGTTCCTCGCTGGTCAGGTTCATTTCATCAAGAAACTGGGACGCAGCCACAGCACACGCCTGGCGGTTGCTAAACGGCGGTTCAGTCGCTTGCGACCATTCATCCAACAACTTCATCATTTCCTGGAATGTTCTTGCCGACAACGGTGCCTCGGCGGCATTGACCTGATCTTCGTACTCGCTGGACATCACGGCTTGCACATACATCACATGACCCAAACCATTGACAGACAGCGCATACTCAACAGCCTGGATGCTTTCCGCCCTGGCGAACAAAGGCTGGGTAAAGCCAAACACACGCCCCGTGTACCCGTGACGGTCGCACCTCCACTCGTCAATCCCTGGATCCCCAGGTTGTGAACTGACAAACGAGAACGCACCCGAGTCGGAGTCAAGCGGCCTGTCGTAGAACTCCCACATGCGTTCTACAGGGATCAGGTTGGCTATCTCACGACCGCCAGCATGGGTCACCACCAAGTTGTGCAACACCTGGTGCTTGAACGGCTCTTTCCACGCAAGCATGAGGCGTCCGCCGACCTCGTACACATCAACGAAGTCAACTGGGGTCAATCCCGACGGAGTCTGCGTGTAGATCCCTAACTGGGTGCAATCGGCAGGCGTGTCACGCAACAAATAGAACATGCGGTGCGTGGTGATCACTTCTGGGCTGAACGGCTCAAACATAACTACGGCCCATAGTACTTGAAGGTCACGCCGCCGTCAGTTCCAGATCCCCACCATCCAGAACCGCCCTTGCCTACTGTTGGACCCGATCCGCCTGGCAAACTTCCGTCTGAGCCATGTGCGGCAGTTCCACCACCACGACCGCCGTTGCCACCACGCAAACCGTATGCACCGCCACCTGGACCGCCGTTGCCACCAACATCTGGATACGAAGCATTGCCGCCGCCGCCATCAGTACCACCGCCGCCTCCACCTGCGTAACGGTTGTAATCGGTAGCATAGATCGGCTGGTTGTAATCGTTGCCATAGATCGGTTGGTTGGTGTCGTTGCATGTACCATAACAGTTGCCCAACTTGTCCGTTCCCTGGCAGCAATACTGCACATACCCAACTACCACCTGAACATACGAACCCGTGAAGTAGGTGTACCCGTAGTACCCCGACCCGCCGCCGTATCCAGGGTTATCACCTGATCCCACACTTCCAGCAGCGTTGGTCAACCAACCACCACCAGCACCTCCGCCAGCGGTCCATGTCGTACCGCCCAGGGTAATCGTGCTGCTTCCACCCGCTGGACCAGGTGTCTGCGTACTGGGGTTCGTCCCGCCTGCGCCAATGGATCCCGTGACATTCTGCGTCCCAGCGACAGACGAAGTAGCGACGCTTGCCAAACGGTAGCCGCCCCCTCCGCCTCCTCCATACGCAGCGGATCCACCGCCGCCATAGATCAACATTTCGTAGATCTTCGGAGCGATCGCAGACCCACCAGTCGGGGTCACGGACGGAACGGAAACAGAGAAGGATCCCGACGAACTCTTCACATAGGTCTGCAACGACCAAGTCGTAAAGTTTCCGTTGCCGTTCTGGACAACACTACTCCCCTTGGCGTTGGTGGCTGTCACCCTCACGATGTACGCCGTCCCGACCGACAAACCTGACACATTCTTGTACAAGTTCGTGCTTGCGACGACTGGTGATCCCGTCATTGTCTGCGACGCCGACCAGGACGAACCTCCGTTGCTGCTGTACTCCACGCTTACTGCGGTGGACAGTCCCTGGCCGTCAACGGTGGCGTTCAGGGTCGCCAACTCCTGGTTGTAGTTCGTGCTGCTGTTCAGTGCCACTATGGGCAACGGCAGAACGGCGGAGGCAGTTACACCTGCGCCAAACATTACGAACTCAGATCCCCAACGGCCACCCAGGTATTCGTGTCACGCTTGATGACCGAAGCGGCGGACCACTGCGCCCTCAACTTCAACCCAATAGCAGCATTGATCGTGACTCCCGCCCCTGGCGTGATCGTCACCTGACCAGAACTGGTTTGCAGGACATCTATGACAGTCCCAACAGGGAACGCAACCGACGAGTTCGGGGGGATCGTCAGCGTGTTTGCGGATCCGACACCCATTTCAATCATCTTGCCTGCATCAGCAAGAACAGCCGTGTACGAAGCAGTCTGAGCGTTCTTGACGACCAACTTCATCGTCGCAACCTTGTAATCCAGGCTTGCGGTATCTGCGGAGTTGGTGATCCCCACCTTTGTCTGCAACGCCTCTACGGCATCATTGACATTGGCGTGTTGAGCAGCGTGATCAGGGTTCGCCAGCGTGTCTGACGAGATCGGGTTGGAAAGACTGTCCAGTGAGGTTGGAAAGTTCGTCGCCACAGCGACCTCCTCACTTAGTCAAGCGACAGCGTCAGCGATGTGATCTCAAAGGTGTCACCAGCGGTGACAGCCGCAGAAGCCGACAGAGCACCCGTCCACAGGCAGTTGCCAGACGAGGAAGCATCCCACATTGACCAATGCGTGTATGTCTCCGTCGTGGACACATTCGTCCAGGTCAGTGCAGCACTTGACGCCTTGGATCCCGACGACGCCGACGACCAGGAAACCAACTTGCGGGTGGCTTCGGTGGCAGCGTTGTTCGTGCCGTCCTCACCAGGATCCCCAGTGTGCAACTTGACATAACAGGTCGCAACGGCGAACGATGTGTTGCCGAGCGTGTCAAGCAACTTCAGTTCTGCGTAGTTACTGATGGACATCTTTACTCCTCGGGGGTCGTCACTCGTGTCTCGGTCTTCACCTTGACTGTGGGCTTCTTTGTGATCTCTTCGCTCAGTCGTCCCATGCGGACCAGTTGCTTCGTGGTCTTCCAACCACTCACATCAACGACTTCACCAGCCTCCAACACACGGTCGGAAACAGGGATCGGTCGCAGGACTGTGCGAAACTCCGTCATCAGGCGACAGCGGCTGTGAAGAACGCACCAAGATCGCTAGCGACAACCTTGTTGTCCCAAGCGGCTTCGGCCTCAATGCGGTCGGACTTCAGGCTCTCCATGCGGAAGCGGCTGGTGCCGATGGTCTGACCCAGGCCGTTGGACACACCAGTCCATGCGAAGGTGTAGCCAGCGGAGGGCTGGAGCAGGCCAGCGGACGGTGCCGAGTAGCACAAGAGGGCAGCCTTGCCGTGAACGAAGTCGTAGGCACCAGTTGCGCCTTCCTTGTTCGTTGCCTTGACGGACTTGGTCACCATGACCCGATCCACACCGAACATCTTCGCCATCATGTCTTCAGTGATGACATTGCTGGTCGTGTACTTGATGCGGTCAACGAGATCGGGGTGGTTCTTCAACTTGCGGAAGACCTGGTAGCCGAGCACCAGCGTGTTCGGCATGAAGCCAGTCGTCTGCAGGATCAGTTCCTTGGCGGCTTCAATGTCCTCCAGCGGATCACTGTTGGCAAAGTCGCTCCACTGCTTGAACTCGTCGGTGGACGGTGATCCCGCCACGCCCGTGTAGTCCTTGCCCCAGACAGAGGTGGTGAAGAACTTGCTCTGCCAATCCAGTTCCTGACGGAGCATGATCCGCATCGTCACGAACTCAGTCGCCTCACGATCAAGGTTGATCGGGGTGTCTGCGTTGGCACGGGTCTGGTCACCGATGTCCTTGTGGAACGCCCACACCTGTGCGGAGTAGGTATCGGTTGACAGGTTGTAGCCGCCACCAGCCGACTCAGTGGCGTCGGCACGAACTTGCGCCTCGTCACGGAACCAGTCGTTCTTCGTGTACTTGAAGAACTTGTTGGACTGCTTGTCAACAGGAACGATCGGGAACACCTTCGTCGCAACGAAGTTCTCCGTCTGCTGAATGTAGGCGACGCTGATGTTCGTCAGGATCGCATCAATGTGAACTGCGTACTGGGTGGGCTGTGCCATGTCTCTGTCTCTCTTTCAGAATCAGGCCGCACGGCCTGGGTTGGCGCAGTTGATCACTGCGGTGACGATCTCGCCTGAAGCACCACCCGTAAGGGCAGAACCACAGTCGTACTTGGTGGTGTCGGTGCCTGCGACAATCGCAACACCTGCACCCGAAGCGTTCGGGCTGACAACCGCCGCTGCTGCGACAGTTCCGCCGAGCACCAACTTGGTGCCACCCACGATGAGGACTTCGGCAATCTTGCCCGAAGTGGGATCGTTCTGCAGAACGCCGATCGGACGGTCCGTGGCGGCTGCCACTGCGACGACCTGTCCGCTGCTGTTCAACTTCACGAACTTGTACTGAGATCCGCTGAGGTCTGCGCCTGCAACGAGGCTGACCTTGACGGAGTAGTTGCTGATCTGGTATGCCATCTGGTTCTCCTTCGCCTAGGCGTTCTTCTCGTTGCGGTACTGCTCGTACAGGGCGGGATCCGACGAGATCAGACCGACAACGGCCTGCTCCACGGTCTTGTACTCGCCCTTTGCGACAGCGGCCTTGGCAAGCGACTCAACCTTGCCGTAAGCGTCACTGTCAGTCGCTCCCTTGCTGTGACCGAGTTCGGCAAAGATCCCCGCCGACTCAGCCTGTGCGTTCGCAGAAGCAAGTGCCTTGATCACCATGTCTGCCAGGGCAGCATCGGCGTCGGCCATCTTGCGGATCGCAGGACCAAACTCCTGCGGATCAAGAGCCAGGAACTCCATCTCGGCTGCCTTTGCGATGAACTCACGGTCACGCTGGGCTGCCTTTTCCTTGGCGAGTTCCTCACGGACTGCGTTCGCTTCGTTGCGAGCCTTCTCCAGCATCTCCACAACAGCGGCAGGGGCACTCTTGATCAGAGCCTCCTCGCTGTCAATCTCCTCAACAGCGGGGGCGGTTGCCTTCTCCAGTGCTGCTTCCAGTTCAGCGATGCGAGCCTGAGCCTTCTCAAACTCTGCTGCCTCAATCATTTCGGCCTTCGGTTCGTCCACGGACTCTCCCTCTCCTTCGTTCGGGTCTTCCACTTGATCGGCAATGGCATCAACGACACCGTCGCCGTCAGCGTTCTTGAACACAATCCAGCCTTCGTGCAGGTGGGCAGGGTGATCAACGCCGCTTGTCTCATCAACTGCGAGGTTCACCATCTTCCGCTGCTTCGTCATGCCGTTCCTGTCCTGACTCCAATCAAGTGGGATCATCTAAACACTGCATCATCAACCCCGCAACTACACCCACCTACAGTTGGGACAAACAACCTGCAGCCGAACCCGAGTGCGTCCACCCATCAGATGTGACAATCCGCCCTGGTTCTACGATGGTGAACTTCACCAAACACGCTTTCCTGGACCGTGCGGTAATGATCCCGTTCAGTTCTTTGATCGCAGCGGCAAAGTCTGGGCAATCAACACTCAGGCTTCCCATTTCCTCAACAGCAGCGTCGTCGTAGTGTTCAAACTCGTACACCACACCGCTGTCGGTCCTGCGTACAGTCCTGGCGTTTCCGATCCTCTTGCCCCAAACGACAGAGATACCTACCACAACGCCTCCTAGACTGACCGCTTTATTTCCACCCCTGCGGCCTTCAGTTGCTTCTTGACAGCCTGGGCTGCCCTGAAAGCAATCTCGGCATCCGTGATTGCAAGGAGACGCTTCTTATCAGACTTCGTCACCTTTGCTCTACTAACGGCTACTTCATAAACTGCGATGTGGCTCACATACTCGTCAACGAGTTGCTGTATCTGGTGCGGATCCACTGCGCTACTTCGTGCTTGCTCTCAGTTGCCATGACCATTTCTGGTGCATGTCAATCCGCCCAGCGATGAAGTCTGCGATTCCCTGCTGGTTCTCATCGGAAGCAACCTGGAACGCCAAGTTCAGTCTTGTGATCACATGCTCGTTGTCGGACAACAGTGACACAGCCATCTTTACTGGGGTGGTGTCAATCTCGCTGTCTGTCAGCGTCCGCAACTGCAAGAACGCCTCCAGCGTAAACGGCGAGTATGCACCGAGTTTGCGCACATTCTCTGCCAGCGGATCAATGCTGCCATACACATCTGCGTAGATCTCTCCGAACAAGTCGTGGTACTGCGAGAAGTCTGGACCTTCAACATTCCAGTGGCACCCTTGCGCCTTGAAGTACAGCGTTACCACATCTGATAACACCGACTGCAACTCAGCGGCAAGACTCATTCGCCTTCCTCCAGGTCAACCATGATCGCAGGGATCTCCAACTCGTGGCGTTCTGCGGATCCCCCAATGGAGTAGCCCCTGATCTCGCCCTTCTTGACCATCTCCCAAGCCCACGGTTCCCAGACTACGCCCAGGAACACAGTCCCTTCAGGGAACACCTTCTTGGACACCAACTTGGTGTCAGGCTCCAACATGGGAACTTCAATGTCAAACGGCATCGTCATCGCTTCAACCCATTCGCCAGCCTTTGTGTCTGGCGTGTGCTGCAAGCGGATCGTCCGATCACCCTTTCTGACATACTCCCACAGCGACTTCTGCAGTTCCAACTGGTCTGTCCATTCGTTGTGAGCATCTGCCTTGTTCGGGACATACCACGGGCCGAGGGTGAACATCATTTCATCCACCGACTTGACGACCAGGGACTTGCCAACCTTGTCGTCTTCTTCGTCTTCCAGGATCCCCTCGTTCTTCTTCTTTTTCTTTGGCGTCTTCCAGTTCACTCCATCAACATGCACATCGTTGGAGGTCGGATCGTTCTTCACGGTCGCCATAACCGTCTGCTGGTTGCTTCTTAGAGACAAGGACACCGACTTTGTGGATACAGAGGTTCCAAGCACCGACTGCGGAATGATCCACAACTTGCACAACGCTTCTGGGTCAATGTCGCCTTCAACCCACTCACAAGCCCTGCCGCCGTGAAAGGCGACACAGTTCACACACTTCAAACCTTTGCTGCGAAACGGATTCTCCGATGCGCCCATGTAGTGGGCATCGTCTGCGTTCCCCGACTGGCCGTACTTGCCGTGCTCTTCTACGACTTTGTCGGTTGCTTCCATCAGGGCTTTCTGGCGTTCGGTGAGATCCCATCCGTATTCCTCCGCCTCGTCTTCTTCCCCTTCTTCGCTTTCACCTGGGGAAGCAGACAACACCCAACCGTTTGCAGTCAACATTTCGTGGACATTGGCATACGGGGTGCCGTTCTTGACAGCCATCTCCACAACGGCTTCAACTTCCTTGGCTGACAGTCGCTTGGCGAGACTCCCAACGGGAACCTTGACAACGCTCATTTCAACAACAGCCTTGTGGACTTCGGAGTCCGAATCAGGGTGGACTAAACCACGCTCACGCAGTTCCTGCGCCAGATAATGGTGAGCAGCAATCTGGTCGCTCTTCGTGATCCCCTGGGCATCAAGCGTTTCGTGAAGCCCGTCGTGGGCTTTCTTCAGTTGTTCGTCCGACAGGGACTTGACTGCGGCTTCTGGTTCATTGCGCATTACAGCATCTTACGCCGAACTTCGGTGATCCCGACTACACCAGTGTTATGTCTACTGCGGTTGCGCCCAGGACTTCATCAGCGTCACGGCAGTTTCAAGATCCACTTCGTCGTTGGCTGCATCTTGCGTGACTCGTTCATACCGAGCACTCGCATCAACCCACACACCACGATCCCAACGCTGAAACGATCGTGCGGGGTACGACAACCTGTACAGGGCTGCGGGCCGATCATTCAGGCCGTACATAACCCAGAACCTATCTTTGTTCACCGAACCACTTCCTGACCCATTCCGCTGCTTTCTTTACCCGATCTACGAGACTACCAATCAGGTCAATCTTGGCGGGCGTGGGCTGCTCGTTGGAGATCCCCACCATTTCCTCAAACAGTTTCGTCTTGTCTGGTCCGTCTGGCATGACTCGCCACTTTTCGTAGATCCCGTGAACAATGTTCTTGACACGCATTGACTCATCCGTGTGGAACTGCAACTCAAACAACACGCCTTTGGGGTCGGCAACAATGAAGTGAACCCCCTTGTAGTCGTTCCCAGGCACCCAGAAGTTCTTGACATTTCTGATCACAAACCCCTCCGATTCAAGCGTCCGCCGAACAAACATGATCCCATCGGTGTAGTCACCGTGCGGCAACATCATCGTGTACCTCACCGAGTCGTTGATCTGTCGGGCAGCATCCATTGACGAAACGCCCTTTTCAATCACATCTCCGTGGATCTTGCGAGCCAACGACACCCTTCCTTTGAGCCTGTGCTCCAGTCCCTCCATGCGACCGCCCGATTCAGACGCCAATCTGGTCATCAACCTCGTGATCCCAGGCTCATTCTCACGAGCACCAGACAAGATCGTGTCGGCTGCTTCGTAATCCGAGTCGTCGTAACTGATCAACTGACGAACTTCTTCAATCGGGATCGGCTTGATCACTGCGGTACACCTACAGTTGGGGTGGGCTGGCGGCATTGCTACACCGTTGGAGAACGACTCGGTCACCTTCACCGACTGGCCGTCCAGCGGTGCGCACACATCACACACAACTTTGCCCTTCCAGCCCGAAGGACCAACCTTCCAGGTCTTCAGTGCGTTCGGTGCCAAGATCCCCTGGTTCGCCATTTCAAGCCATCCCAGAAGACGGCCCTGGTTCTGGGCAGTCATGATCTCGGTCCTAGCGATGTTTCTCGCCCTGGTGCGAAGCAACTTGTCGTGATACCGCTGGCGGAACTTCTCTGCCCTTTCCAGAGCCTTCTCCATGCTGAGTCCATTCGCCATCAAACGCTTCAACTCTTTGCTGGTTGCCCGTTCAACTGCTTGACCCCACTGACTGTGCAGGCCGATCTGACTCCTAATGCGCATACCCAGTTCTTCAGCGGTCACCTGATCAGTGATCCCCTGGGCGATGGTCCGCCGCAACATTTCACGCTGTTCGTCCGAGATCTGGGCGATCAACACACCAGCCCGTTCTTCTGCCCAGGCAACGGCACGAGGATCCAGCCGATCAAAACCGACGACAGACTTGTAACCAGTCGGCAGAGACTCACGGATCGCAGACAGTCCCGAAGCACCTACTTCGCCCCGAACTGCATCAACAAACCCCCCCAACTGGCTGATGAAGTCAGACACATTCAGCGTTCCTGGAACTCCATTGCGGATCATCGCCTGGACAGCCGACAGGTCCAGTTGCTGACCCAACGCCCTTACTGCGTCCAGGAAACTATTGACAACTTCACGCTCTCGCTGGGTCAACTGTACTGGCGGGCGATTCCGTGCTTTGGACAGGAACGGCATGGCTACTGATCGCCGTATTTCTCCATCAGCGACTTGATCGCTTCTTCTATCTTCTTGTCCTTGGGTGTAGGTGAGGCAGTCTCCTTGTTGTCGGCCTGCGGCTTCTTAGGAGCAGCGTCTCCGTCCTCTTTGTCGCCCGTATCGTCTCCCGAACCAACCTTCGCCTGGTTGTCACCCACTGGCATGATCCCGTCGTCTTCCTCACGGGGCGGCAAACCTGCCGTGGTTCTAAGGTACTCGTCAAGCCCTGCGTCCACCACAAGAGCACCTGCACCTGCAACCTGCTGAATGAAGTTGCCGAGCAGTGCGAGGTCAACATGCGTCAACTGGCCGAACGCCAACTTGGGCATACGGTCTGTCTTGATCCCGTTCAACTTCAACAATCTTGGGATCGCATACGAGTTGAACACCTCGCAGATCTCTCTTGCGATCTGGCTGATCGCCGTCGTGAACAGGTCAATCTTGGATGCTCCGAGGGCAAACGAACCGACATTCTCGTGACCCAACAGAATGAAGTCAGCCAACACGGTCATCGCAATCCGCTGGTCGTACCGTGAAACAACCTTGTCAGTGTCAAACTGACGCTGGCCGCCAGTGGTCAACAGGGTCAACTTGTACATCTCTCGCCCGTTCTCGTCATACGACAGCGGGAACAGGATCCCCTCGTTCTCGTTGCGCTTGATCCCACGCACCAGTTCCTGGATCGCATCACGAGCACCAACCATTGCTTCGTTGGCGTTGCCCGACAGCAACTGCGGTGGCACATACGCCACTGGCAGACCTGCGAGATCCCGTTCAATACCGACGGCTTCAATCTCTTCAATCGTCTTCTTGAACCTCCAGGGTCGGTAAGCATTGCGAAGCAAACTGCGACCTTCTGGGTTATTTCGGCTACTGCTTGTGCGGAACAACAACGCCTTTTCAATGGGGATCTCTACCGCCCCCCTGCCGCCAGTTGACGGATCCACTTGCACCATTCCCTGGATCCCGCCCTTTTCGTCAAGCATCCACATCCAGGTTGTCTCTTGCGCTCTCAGCGTGATCTTGCGCCAACCGATCTTGTTGTCACGGAACTGCGACCGCCTGGACGGATCGTCTTGGTCGTTGCCCATGCGCTTCTTGTACACGATCTCACAGAACGCATACCCGTACACCAACATGGACAGAATGTCCGAGATCATCGTGTCCCAAGACGACGACATGTCGTGACGACACTGCTCAACGAACTCAGCCAAATCCTTGTCAGCCTGCGTCTGCTCTTCTTCTTCGGATCCCGTGAACGGATCCACTCTCCAATCAATGTTGCGGATCAGTTGCTCTATGGCGAACAGCAAAGCACCAACAACGGGATCGTTGGTGGACATCTCCTTGTACGCCTTGGCTCCCTGCAGTGATCGCAGACCAGTGAGGAACTCCTCAATAATGAAGCCGCCCGTGCGCCGCAGGCCGCCTGTGCCGATCTCAGCAAAGTCGTCATACTTGATCTTGTCTTCAGCCATTGTCAATCTCTCTCACAGTTACAACCATTCCTAGTGGGATCCCGACGACCGTGTTCACCATGTCGTCTTCTTCGCACCAATCTGCTGCTAGCCACAGTTGCTCTTGGGCTACCGCAACAAAGTGTCCGACCGTCTGCACTTCGGCTTTGGAGAACTTCACTTCCTTCATGTCTTGCCAACCGCACTCCAAGTTGTGTGCGTCCAACCAGGTCACGACAAGCATCTGTCCCTGCTCGTACTCAACCTTGGTCAACTTACCTGGGGTGCTGTCTGACCGCTTCACACGCCGATCCTACATGCACTACTCAACCGTCTTCGTCTTTACCGAGGTTGCTTATTGACATGGCAATCAACCTCAACGCCTGGTCCTCCGAGAAACCACTCTGCACCAAGGTGACAAACCATTCGTGCATAGCGATCGCACTCTGTTCAAGATCGCTGAAGCCTTCCAACATGATCCCCACCATAACATGACGAACGGGGGAGCAGTGGTTGCTGACTCCCCCGTTCGCTGGCTCAACAAGGGGGGAAAGGAACCCTCGGAACCAGATCTACAGCGTATCTGTATCGGGACTAAACCTTAGTTCACCACATAGCCGTCGTGCGTGGCTGCAAGTCCCAACCACCATTGCAAGAACAGCCATTGAGCACCGATCTCGGCTTTGGCTTCTTTGTCCATTAGCCCAGCATTCATCACTCGCTCTAATCGGGGAACGGCTCCCCGCAAGGCTCTGCCCTGGAGTCTGGCATGCTGGCTAGTGCAACCATCAAAGTGAAACACACAACACTCGCAATCGTCATGGTCGTTGGGATCCCTGTACTCCACATCCGAGTCAACTCCGTACCAGTTCAGACCGTATCGGAGAGACGGCACTATGCCAACAGTGGCTGCGTGTGCTTGGTCTGGGTCAATACTGCACACCGTCTGCACGAGACGCTGCCCGCCTGTTCTCAATCTCAACACCTCCACCTTGGAAACATGATCCCAGTAGGGGCAGCCTCCGCTCGTTCGGGTGTCGTAACAGTCAACACCCCCGTCCTCGTCGTACACAGCGGTTCCCTGCACCATGCAGGGCTTGGTCACCAGAAGCAATCTGGTCATCGGCTACCTTCCTTTCCTTGGTTCATCAGCCAATCCCATCTGTCCCACACCGACTTCCAGTCGCCGTGTGGCACGATCTCACATTCGCCCAACGCCCACGGCTTGGCTGCGATGTAGATCCAGCCATAGCCTGCGATAGAGCCTGTCTCCGTGTCCTTGATCGCTACGACCCTGCGGTCATAGTGGGTCGGATAGCCCTCCAACCAATCAAACGCTTGGAGCATCTTGGCGAACGCCCGTCTGGACGACGGCTGGACGAAGTCAACAACTATGTGATCCCCATCTTCTGCGGTCGGGACGGCATACGGAAACGGCCATCCAACTGGACGCAACAAACAGTGGCTCTCAACATGGAACCGTCCTGGGCGGGCGTTGCCTAGATCCCGCCACCTTCCTTCGTTCGGTTCGCCCTCCCGCAAAGTGCCATACACGGCGAAACCAGTTGCTTTCTTACTTCTCACGATCCGTACCGTACCTTTCCTCCGATACTGCGGTGTAGTGACAGGTGTCACCCTCGCCTGCGATACCGCTGACGATTCTCCTCACGACAACTGTCGCACCGTGTCGCCAACTTGACTTCTCCGTCAAACTCGTACTCAAAGTACGACCTGGGCAACCACCTACGGCAGTTCCTGCAGACGAACTCCTTGCCCTCGTCGGCCCTGGCGATTGCTTTCTGCTCTTCTTGATCTTGACGACGCTGTTCTGCGTTCTTGTGCTGGGTTTTCTTGAACCTGTCTTTGGGTCCGTCACTCATCTACGCCATTTCCTCCAAATGACCGACAAACTCGTCTGCGTTGCCGAGCACCATGCTGGCGAACTTCTTGATCCCTGCGAGGTCCATGCCCCACTGTTCGCCTTCCTCGTCAACATCCCCAGTCACAACGACCGACCCGACGAGGACATCCAGCGGTGCCGTGATCTCTGCTTCCTCCAGCAACTGATCCCACAGGTCTGTCGCCACATGATTCGGCAGCAAGCCCCGCAACTTGCCTTCCTCGTTGCAGAACAGCGTCACCTCGCCCGAGAACACGCATTCAATGAACCCGCCGACTGCTTCTTGCAGGATCCCCAGGCCGATCGGACCTTCCTGCTTGTGAACTTGCATCTCCACCATGCCCGACACCTCCGATGGGTGCAGGACAACTATGAACCGACTGCTCACAGCACTCCCTCCAACATGTACTCCACTTCCTCCCAGTGCTGGTCGCAGTACTCTGCGCCGCTCTTGTACCAGCCCTTCTTGTAGCGGACTTTCACCGATCCGTCGCAGATGCTTGCCCAGGGGTTTGCTTCCTCACAACACTCCATCTCTTCCATTACTGGTCCTCCTTCCAGCGATTGCTGCTGATGATCACGGCAGGCTGTTCCCACGGCTCATCCACCGCCAGGTACGCCACCCGCACATTCACTGCGCTGGACCCGACGAAGTCCACCCTGGCGGGTCGCATGACCACACCCTCGCAGTAGCCCTTCTTTGCGAGTGTCGCCTCCTGCTTGGGGAACGCTCCGACGAACTCGCCCTTGAACTCGCCCTTGTGGTCAAGGACCATCCAGCAGGGACCGAACTTTCCGTCAATGAGACGGGCGGGCACCCACTGCCCTTGGAGGTCAAAGAGTGCTGGGAACTCCGCCAGTCCTTCTGCTTCCAGGAGCCTGGCTTCCGCCCGATCCTTCTGAGCGCAAAGCCCGCTTGCCCACTGCGACATGAAGCCGTCGGTGTCGCAACGCTGGAACGACGCCTCCCGCTCCGCCTCGTGGGCGGCTGCACTGGCTTCCAGTGCCTCCACCTGTGCCGATACTTCCACTTCTATCTCCTTTCCCGAGATCGCTGGTGCTTCCAGCGGAAACGACCGTAATCAGCCTGCGGCGAAAGTCAATGTGGGGTTATGTGAAGTTTGTCACACTGCGTCAGTCGGCGTTGAGGCGATCAATCTCCGCCATCAACTCATCATCACTTGGGATCCCGAACCGCTTGAACTGCGTATCTACTTCTGTCTGCAGTTGTCGCAACTCAACATCTGTCAGATCTGGGACTTCAGGTTCACTAGACACCGATCTTCGCCCTTCCTGCCTTGAACACCTTGTACAACACGATCTCCAACGCCCTAACCCTACCTTTATCAACCCCGAACTGGGCGGACATTCCAGACGGACGACGCTCTCCGTTGATCATCTGCTTTGCCCTGGCTGCTGCGTAATCACGCTCGGCTGGGTTCTTCAAGTTCTTGTGGAACCCCTCCATGTACGAGGTCATCCTCGTGCGGTGGGATTCGTTCTCCTTGCTGGGCGTGATCCGTGTCTTCAGATCCCCACCCAGTGGCTTGTGGTCAGGGTTCGGCTTACCGCCAGTCAAACGAGGCGAGTTCTTACCGCCGTTTCCATGCACACTTTGATCAGCATGCCCTGGGTGCTTGAACACGGGCTGCCGAAGCCATTCTTCCATTACCGAAGCAAACCTTTCTTTGCGTCGCTTCTTGCTCGTTCAGCGCAGAAGTGCAACTCCTGCAGAACATGACCTTTGACATTTGTGATCCCGCCCGCCTTGGCAACAGCAATCTCAACCATCTGCCACTGCAACGGCGACAACTTGGTGAACTGCTTCAACAGAAACAGGGCTTCCTGATCTTCAATACTGATCGTCATTACACACCAATCATGTCTTCTGCTGCGTGATACAGGTCTTGGATCACGCTACTACCACCATAGAGATCCCCGTCAATGACAGTGTAATCACCGATCTCCATGACCTTGTCGGCGTTGTCTTCCGATGGGTTCTTGCGATACTCGCTAACGGCTTTCTTGTGATCTGCTACGGCCTGCGCAGCATCTTTGTTTGCCTGCAAGTACTCACCAGCGTCTTCTTTGTCAAGATCCCCTGAAGCAATGTCGTCCTTGATCGCTTGCCTGTCAGCAGCAAGATCTGCTTCAGCCTGACTGAACATTTCTTCATCTTCTGGGGTCAAACCACCACCACCGCCACCTGCGGGGGTTCCTTTGGGGTTGCTGTTCTTCCCGCCGTTACCATGAACGGACTGATCGGGGTGTCCTGGATGCTTCAACACTTCGGCCCTGGCAACCCCAGCGCAATACATCAACTCTGCGTGTGCCGTACCTGTTGCTTTGAGGATCCCGCCTGCTTTGACGACTTCTGCCTCCAACGCTAACCACTGGCTTTCCGTGAGCCTGGTGTACTTGCGCAACCTGGCGAGCATGATCTGGTCTGAAAGTTTCACGGTGCTCCTTTGACTCCGTTGAGGGCAGTTCGTGCCATGTCAATCAACGCCCTTGACCTTGCGACACTGCTCATAGTTGACGCCTGTTGCGGCAAACGACCAGTGCCCCGAACGACGCTCATCAGGCTGTCTTCTATGCCTTGGAGATCTGCAAGTGCTTTGTCGGCGTAGTCGTTGCGCACACCCTTGTTGTGACCCCGAGTGAACCCATCTGCTGCAGTCCTGTTGTTCACCGACCGTGCATTACCAAGGTGATCTGTTGCCGAGACGATCTCACGCTCCATTGACCTGACGGCACCGTATTCACCGAGACTATCGCCAGCAACTACCAGACCCCTGATCTCCGACTTCAGTTCAGAAACAGCCAAATCTGCTTGATCAAGTTCTTTGTTGGCGGCTGCCCCTTCTCCACCACCAGCCGAACCCCCTGCGGATCCCGAACGACTGTTCTTTCCGCCATTGCCGTGAACCGACTGATCTGCGTGACCTGGGTGCTTGACGACAGGATCCCCAGCCTTTTCCACACCGAACGGGGCGAAGTCTGTGATCACTCGGTAGTTGTGATCTAGCGACACACTGTCGGTTCTTGTTTCACCACGACCAGTCCCTTTTGTGCTGCTTGCATTCATGTGAACAGGCCGTGTCGTCATGGTCTTGCTGTTGCCGAACGGACCTCCGACACCAAAACCAACTATTTCGGTGGTTCCGCCAATGCCGTCAATCATGTCACCCACCTGCAAGTTTGCTCCGAGAACAGGCGTACTAGTGGCATTGACAAGTGCTGGTCGTCCATCAGCATCCATTACACCAACGCTTGTTCTGCTGCCTTCTCCTGATGCTCTGCCAGCAAGACTTGCTGCTCCAGCCCTGCTGTTCTTTCCACCATTTCCGTGGACTGACTGGTCGGCATGACCAGGGTGCTTCAACACTCCTGCTCTGTCTGCTGCATCTTTGGTAATCATCAACAGATGCGTAGCAGACTTGGAGATCCCAGAC